TGAAGAACTGGAAGCGTGGATCGGAGCCCTTCGTGACGGTGTACAGGTAGGACTTGCGGCTGATGAGGGTCCCGATCCAGAAGATGGCCGACCCCTCTGTCAGCATCGGGAGAAGCGTCTTGAAGAGGAGCGTCTCGAAGTCCGCGAGGAGAACCGTGGGGTCGGAGCCGCCCTCGTCGTCATCGTATTCAACGTCGTCCAGGATTAGGAGGTCTGGGCGGTCGCCACGGAGGGCACCCTCGACGGACCCACCCTCCAGGAGAGAGCCGTTCGGGAGCCTCATGATCTCGGCACCCCAAGGTCGGTCGCCTCGCTTGGGCCGTAAGGATTCGCCGAAGTAGGGCGCGAAGTCAGCCCTCAGGAGCGGGTTGTGCTCCAGTTGCCATTTGAGGGTGTCCATAGACTTACGGTATTTTTTGATGGTTGCGTGGATGAGGCTCACGTAGAAGTGAGGTCTCGTGAGCGTCAGGAGGAGGGCGATCTCCCGGAGGACCGTCGTCTTCGAAAAACCACGAGGAGCGGCCCAGGCGTTCCGGGGATAGCGGCCCAAGTCCCAGACCATCTGGTAGTGCATGGGTGGGCTCGGTTTCCAGAACTTGTACCAACGGGCGGCCTGGGGCTTCAGGTAGCATTCCCGGAAAAAACGCCAAGCGTGCACGAGGTCCTCCGGGGTTTCCTGGAGCCGGACCGCATTGAGACGAGCCAATCGCTTTCCGTCTTCCGTCAGGTCCTCGTAGTCCGGCGGGAGGGGATACCAGGGGTTGTTCTCCTTCCGGAACCGGACCGGACGGGACTCATCGTGAGACGGTGCCATGATTGGCGAATGGTGGCTCATGGGGCTCAGTTGGCTCCTTTTCGAACGATCTCCGAGTAGCGGACGAGGGCTTCCCCGAAGACAGCCACGGACACGATGCGGCCCAGGATCACGGACGAAAGGTCCGGGTGGGCCTTCAGGATTCCCGCGACGAAGGAACCCAGGAACTCGTCGTCACTGAGGATCTCCTGGACGAGGCGGTGGATCATGGAGTTCTGGACCACGCGGGTCTGGACTCCCAGATGGCACCCGACGGTCGTACAGATGAGCTTCGCGTAGGCGTTAGCCCGGTGCCGGTCCCGGAGAACCGTCTGGAGCCTCGGGATCCACTCGGAAACGTCCGGAAGGTCCGGAGCTTTCGGGGCTTCCGGCTTCGTCGGCTTAGGCGGGGGCGTCGATGGCTCTGGGGGCGACGTAGCAGATTCCGCCTGGGAGGGCGTCGGGGCCTCCGGGTTCTTCGGACTCTCCAGACTCTCGGGTTTCTCCGGACTGGGTTGCGGGCTCGGCCTCAGAGGTTTCCGGGGGTAGATTGGTTTGGGCCTGGGAGCCGGTTTCGGGGCTTTCGGGTCTGGGGTTTTCGGGGCCGGAGTTTCCGAATTCTGAGGGATCTGCGAACTCTGTGTCATGGTGAGCCTCCAATTGTAGTTGGCGACCGAGAGCGGCGGCCTGCTGGAGCATGACTTCCGTCTCGGAGGCCGAAGACTTGGACAATTGATATGACTGAAGATGGGCCGTCACTTGGCGGCCATCGGACATCTGCCAGGATTGAGTGCCGGAGATTTGCCGGATACCACCATTCATGAGGAGGGCTTCCTTGAGGTGGTTCCGGATCATTTGGATTGCGAGCATTTGGAGTTTGGGGTCAGGGGCGTCCCTTGCGATGCTCGTGAGGATTTCGAGCTCTTCCGCGACGCTGTAGTCCGTGAGACGGAGGGCGGCCCCGAGACCGTGGACCGTGAAGAAGCTGAGGACGTTTTCTTCTTCAGCAGCCGTCCGCCTCTGGATCTGGGACGGTTCGGAGGGCTCGATGGGTGTTAGCTCGGCGTTTTCGGAAGGCACGGAGAGCTCCCGTGATTTGGCGGAGCTTTCGGAGCATACGGCGTTTGCTGAAGTCATAGTAGTAGGTTGCTACAGCCTGCATCTCGCGGGGGACCGATAGCTGTTCCTGGAGCGTCGAAAGGAGGCGTTTCTCGTCATCGCGGACGAGAGGATCGGGCTTCTGGACCTCGTATGCAGGAAAATGTACGTCGTCGGGGATCTTTGGAGATTCCGGGTAATAGGTCCAACCTGGAGCACCCTGTCGAAGAAGGCTCCAGAGAGCCAATTCGAGGACCGGCAGATTGAAGTAGATCCGGTTATCGCCGAGGTCCAGTACGGGTACATCGAGCACCTCCAGGAGCTTGCGGGCAACTTCTACGGATGTTCCGAGAGCCTTGGAAAATAGATCCAATCGCGTGAGCCGGACCGCCCAGCCCACGGGTACGAATTCTGATGCTTCTCCGTCTCCTGTTAGTTTAGGGGACTTAGGCGGATTCGTAAAGTCCGGAATCTCCATATCAACACGAATTGGGGTAGATGGGGGCAGATCGTAGGGTAGTTTTCGAGGCTTGAGGGTGGATTGTTGTTGTTGCTGGCGACGTTGCCATTGCTTCTGGCGTTGCTGTTGCTGTTTTCGTTGGAGGTCGCGGAGGATGGCGGACCCGTTCACGGGGTCATGCTTTACCTTGGGATAGAGGCGGACAGGACGGATGCACTTGGGGTTGGCCTTAGGTTTGGGTCCCCGACGAGGAAAAGGGTTGATGTCGGGCTTAGGGGTGGATTCAGACATGCTGAAGAAAGTCCGGTGTTGTTTTGATTCACGTCACTTATATAAGAGAGCGTGACATGAAACGAAAGCATGTCACGCTCGCTCTCTATATGTATAAGGAGGGGGAAAAGGGCCGTCAAATGGGCTGTAGGAGACATTTCACGATTTCACAAGCATTACCCCTTAGTATTCTAATTATTGGTGTCATCTGGTTTCGGATCATGTGAAATAAAACAATAATTTAATTTTTCATGTCAGCGAGCTATTTTTATAGGGTCCCAGATTACCTAAATTACCTAGGCTCACAAGTGCTGGTTCTCCAGGAGGGTGGGGGTTCGTAGGGAAGCCCCCCATTTTCAGTGGGACTGGCCTTTTGTGAGGGCCGTTTTATTTCATTCATCCTCTCTCTTATAAGTGACATGAAACGAAACGGAGTGGGGGCAAACTGGTTCCGGGGGTGGTTCGGGACCGGTTCAGGACTGGTTCGGAACCAGGTCAGGATGAGGGTGGGGCCGGGGAGAAGAGGAAGGGATCGTTGCGGACACCGGTGCCCTGGACCTGGATGAGACCTCGTTGGGTGGCGTCCTGGAGATCACGACGGAGTGTGGCAGGACTGGGCTTTGGAATAGGTCCCTTGGGCCACCGAGTCAGGATGTCGTCTTTCGTGAGGGGCTCTCGGGCGGCCTGAATGAGGGCCACGAGGGCTCGGATTCGGCGGTCCTGGAAGCTGTCACGGGGTCCCTCGAAGACATCATAACGTAGGCCGTCATCCGAAAGTTCCAGGATGAGTTCGGGTGGGGTTTCGGGGAAGCGGCTGTAGGCGGTTAGGATACGGCGTCGGTCTTCGCGGTGCAGGTTATCGTAGGCCCGAAGCTCCAGGATGATGTCCACGAAGCCCGGAAGAGCGTTGGAGCCCCGACCCCCCATGCCGGAGTGAGCATCGGACTTCCGGAGATGGTGGACGAGCAGGACGGCTGCGTTCCGAAACCTACGGAGTGGGTTGAGGGCGTTCAACATCTCGACGGAGTTGTTCTCGTCGAGGATGGGGGCCAGGCTTGCGAACGTGTCCAGGACCAGAACCTCGAAGTCGTAGTGGTCCATGAGGTGCTCTAAATATTCCGTGAAGGCCAACCAGACCGGGAGTGTTGGGCGTTGGGGGAAGGGATGAGGGAGAACCCAGCCGTCGATGTTGTGCTCATCGGCTCGTCGGGACCATAGGAGCCCGGCTTCCTCGGATACGATGAGAACCTTGGCCGGTGCGATGGGAGTACCGAGGGACCCCCCGTCCGGATGGCTCATGAGGCGGAGTACGTGGACGAGAAGGGTTGTTTTGCCGCACTTGGGGTAGCCGGAGAGCATGGTGATGGTGCCCCGGCCCAGGTAGCCTTCCCAGAACCAGTCCAGGTTTTCTTGGGGACCTGCCTCGGACCACTTGCGAGGAAGCCACGTGGACGGAACCTCGAAGGAGAGGTTAAGATCCTGCCGAAGAAGGTCGGGATTGTTCGGAATTGGGGTCGGGGTTATCGGGGTTATCGGGGTTGGATCGTCGAAAGAAGTATCCCTACGAACCCCCACCTCAGGAGATTGAACCATCCGCTCGTGAGTGTAAGGAGCATTAGCTGTCATGGGTGTTAGTTTCCCTGTGCTTTCTGTTCTCCGCTGGCTCAGGTGTCAGTGTCGTCCTTGTTGTTTTGGGCTGTCTCATCTGGCCCGTCTGGGAAGCTCGAAGAGTTCAGAATGTCCTCCAGGAGTGTGGCCGGGGGCGTAGGTAGCTGGATCTGAAGATGGCGTAGGAGTTGGCCCGAGGGGGTTCGGGACGTAAGGATGATGGCTCCCGGTGGAATAAAACAACGGACCCTGTAGTAGTGGTCCGGATAGTCGGTCCAACGAGTGTCCGGCGGCTCGAAAGGGATCCGGTGTCGTTCCAGGAAGTCCGTGAGAGCGTGATAACCCTCTAGGGTGTCTGCGTGCAGGTAGTACAGGAAGAGGAGAGGGCGTTTGGGTGGGGAAAGTTTCGCGGTACTCTGGAGAAGTTGGAGAAGATAGGAAGCACAGGCATCATTGGATGCACCACGAGCAAGAGGCTCCTCTAGGAAGGATTCGAGGTCCACGGCAAGTAAGGGACCCGAGTTGTCGTTTGGGAGTTCGAGAGGTGTCCAAGGTTGGGGTGGTGTAGGTATATTGGTACTCATGGTTCCGGTGACTCCGTTCGGGGGAACCAACTTCGAGTCCGATTTGGTCGTTCTGGCCGGTTTGGCCGTAGTTCGGGCTCGGGGGCCGGATAAGGGGGGGTGGACGTAGGGTGGGGTGGATGCTCTCATTGTAGCGGGGATGTTTGAAAAAGCAAATGGTTGGGGATCGAAGGGGGCCAGTTTTCCCGAAGGGGGCCAAGATGACCAACGGGCTCGGTTGGCATTCTTCGGGCCTCTTCGGGTGGGGAGGGGTGGAGGCAATTGGAGGATAAGGGGCGGGGGGAACTGGTGTGAATGGGGTGTTTCCCCCAAAATGGCCATGAGCAACGGGGGCCGACCGCGTTCGGCGGCCAGCATGTCGGACCGCGAACAACGGAAAAGCAAACCATATGCGGCTGGAAGATGCTAGAGGCATGGCGAACTATTTGGAGAGTATATGGGCACAAAAAAAAGGGCGGATGATCCGGAGACCATCCGCCCTTGCGTTTAACGGTTCGTTTTCTTTTTCTTCTGTTTTCTGGCCAAGGTTTTTAAGGTCTTGGCCAGGATGTTATCTAGATCATCCTGGCCATGGAAGGTGGAGGACGCTTGCCCTAACCGAACACGTGGTGGCTTAGGTTTCCGATCGTTTTCGCCTTTCCTTCCAGGCGAAAACGATATGATCCCTTGTTCCATGAGAACGCTTGTCACATTCTCATGGAACATTTCCCAGTTTTCGCAACCCCCTGGCCAATAGTTGGCCAGGGTTGCGAAATCGGAAGGCCACAACGCCTTCCACAGGAACTTTGATTCTTTGGCCTTGCACGCCTCGGCTTGCAACCATGCAAGCCGAATCAAAACCAATGCCGATGGTAGATATTCACGATCTACCATCGACGCCACCTTCTCGGCCAGGGTTTCAAACCCCTGGCCCAAGATTTCCTCAACGTCCTGCGGAACCGTTGCTTGTGCTTGTCCCTTCGCCATAATCAAACCCCCTTTTGTAAGAAAACCCTTTGATCGGCAACGCACCGACCAACCGCCGAACACCATACACGACGGGCGAAAGCTTGTCAAGGGCGGGCATTCAAGGCATCACCCACCCTATGATCCAAATCTCTAGGCGGAAACTCCTATTAGCCCCTCAATTCAAAATCTCCAAATCCTCAGTACGCCGAGGATTCCGACGGTTCTGCACCGTCTGCTCCTTCTGCAACCACTCCTCCACCTCGTCTCTCGTAAGGGCTAACACAAACGTCGCGTGTTTGCCTTCCATCACTTGCCTTATGTGCTCCTCCTCATGTTTCCCGATCCATTCGATCAGTACGACCACCCCAAAAGCTGCATCCTCTCCCAATCGAAACCCTCCAACATCGACACCCCAAAAGCTTCCACAAGGTGTCGAGATCAAATACCCATCCTCTCCCCATCGCCTTGCCCTTATTCCTCTCACAAGCACCATCTCGCACCTCCTTTCATCTCTTTTCTCTAATCGGTCCACCACCGATTGCCGTCGATAGCGTAACGGATTCCGCTGATGGGCGCCGTCAAAACTCAATCCAATTCATTCTCTAATTCCAACCAAAACCTTACTACATCCCAATTCAAATCAAGCCCTTAAATGGAAACTTCTATTCCCAGTTCCTCTTGTCCAACTCTAGACAAAAAATAGGGCACCGACGCCTCTTGACATCGGTGCCCTTGTCTTCACCGGAAACTTTTATTCCGAGATTGCCTCTGCCATCTCGGAAGCCTCTACATCAGACTCCCAAACGGCCCGACAGAACCCAGAAATCCAACAACCCACCAAATCCTTAATCTTCAGGATTCCAAAGTGAGCCTTGAGACCATATCCGGCCATCAAAGCTCCCGTCGAGACTCCGCACCACATCGTTGCCCTTCTTGTACAAGGCTCTCGAACCGCCTCTGAATCCGGAAACCAATACTCCCGACGCCAACGCTCTACATCATTCAACGTCTGGAGTATATGGAACTCAAAAGCCTCTGCCCCCATCCGACCTTCAACCAACGTTCTTGGATAGTCATATCGTTTCCGAGAGAACGCCGTCACCACATCTTTTCGCGCCTTCATGGAATCGACGCACACAAACGTCAAATCCCAAGGCACAATCATGTTTTCCTCGAATGTCTCCCGATGTTGACCGATAGAGACGCTCTTGTTCAATCGTTGAGCCTCTTGTGCGGCCGCCTCTACTTTCCAGAGGCCCACGTGATCCTGGCACCATCCTTGGGTCCCTAGGTTCACGACCTCAACCCGATCCGGATCGAACAACTCCATATGTCCAACCCCAATAGATGCCAAGGCTCTCACGATTGGATACCCAAGGCCCCCGACCCCGATTACCCCTACATGCAACTGCTCCACATTCTTTAGCGGAAGCAAGTCCGCATACCGTGTTCCTCGTTCCTGAATATCCATGACTCAACCTCCTTTTTTCTCAGATTCTCCACCAATTTATCGCCGCTTTCGGCGTTTCTTCCGCTTTCGCTTCTTTCGTTTCGGATTTCCCAACCAGCCGTTTCCCCCTGTTCCCTTCTGTTTTCCAAAAGGGTCCGAGTCTGCCCTCCTTTCTTCCCTCATCTTCATTCCTTCCGGCGTTAAGCCAGCCGAAGCTACCAATCTTGACATCCACCATTTCTTTCTCTTCTCCACGATGGAATCTTCATCTTCATCTTTAGCTTCATAAGCCCCATAAGCCGCATATGCGGTCTCTCGTTCTTCTTGGGGTCTTGGACTTGACGTCATGCTCTCGGCTTGCTCCAACATTCTTTCTCTTGCATCCGCATAGTGGCTCTGGTAACCACCGATCCCAACGTACATCCCCAAGGCTCGGTTATCATCTTCATCCAAGGTTTCTTGAATCCTGGCCCATTCATCCCGCCAATCTTGGGGTACGTCCGCGTCCCAAGACAACTCCCAATCCAACGGAATCACAAGAGCCACATAATTCTTCCCGATGCGGCTCTTGACTCTCAAGTGGACCGAGAGCCGATTTCCTTCTCCAAGGATCACCATGATCGAGTAGCTCTGGTGTCCATACTCTTCCCCGAATGTTCTCCAATCCGTCGCCGACGGACTAGGATCCATATTTGGGTGAGTATGGATCCAGATTCTATCGAATTGCCAAACCTTGAGCCCTCGCTTCAGGAGCTTAATCTGAGTTTCTTCGGCCCCATGTTCCGTGATCTCTGTGGACGTTGCGGTTCCCTTCTGTTTAGGAAACACAATATCTGTCAAGAGCCACGGCCGTTTTGGGTCTTCCGTCAAGCCCCAAGCCGAGAGCTCCTTACCCGTCTGTCTGGCGAACCAAAGCAACTTCTGCCAGGCATAGACACTGATCTGGAGCTTCCGAGGCTCATAAACAACCCCTTCTGGTTCAGCCTTTTCCTCTCCTTCCGTCTCCTTGCCCTCGTTATCCGTCTCGCTCAGGGAGTACGTTGTTCCATATTCCCCCCAAGACTCTTGCCATTCGGATCGGCAACGCTCACAACAAAGCCAATCCGTCCACTCGCCATCATCTCCCTCTCCAACGTATCCAGGGTCGATCTTGCGGCACTCTTCACATCGCATTGTGCCGCAAATGACACAGAAGCTTGCTTTTCCCTTCTCTAGACACTCGTCACAAATGAACCTACCGCATCTGTGACAAGCTTGTTGGCTTTCAACACCACATTTCTCACACCGCATTTTGCACCTCCTTTTCTTCCTGACTTTGGTCCTTCTCGACCTTTTTTTCATCCTCATATGGATTCAAGGCTCGATAGCACACTATCGAGCAGAACGTGTTCTTGTCCGTTACAAGAGGTACTCCTTTCTTCTCCCCTTCTTTAATGAGCGCCTCCGTACACTCCCCACAAATCGTCTTACCGCAAGCGGGACACTGTGGCCAAAGCTCCGTTTTGCAGTGGTTGCACTGCATCTTTCCACACAACTCGCATTGCTCCAATCCCATATCACACTGATCGCACCCCTCATGCTGACAACTCCTGCAATATGAGCCGGTCATAGCATCCCAACAATCTTCGCAATATATTCGCTCGCACTCAGGGCACATATAGTAGTCCTGGTATATTGGGTATCGTTCTTCGCAACCATCACAGACCCAACAACAATTGACGCACACATCGTCAACTACACACCCAGGACAAGCATGTGCTCTACATTCTCGGCACACTATGAGCTCTCCTTCTGGGCACTCATATCCGCACACATCACAGGTCCTCGTGATCGGCTCGCCTAGGATACTTGAGTACCATTCATTCCAAGCCAGGTATCCACTTGTCGAAGGCGTCCCGAGCCACGTCTCCACGATTGCCTGCAAGAGACCTAGACGCCCTTGTTTCAAGCAGGCAACCACTTGATCGTGAGCCTCCCCCCAGCACGGATGCCAACCATCCAAGCAGATCCAAGCCAATCCACTCGGCCAATGGATCGGGTCCAGGATGTGCTTCTCCGGAATCACCTTCAACTCTTTGGCAGCCTCGTACCAGAAAGTCTCTTCCCAAGCTCTCAGATTCCGCTCCCACGAGGGTACGACATCCGAGATATCCAAGAGTATCATGAACACTCCGTAGGGCGGATCTGATATCAAGCTCTCATCGTTCTCAATCCGAGCTTCAACTCGGAAGCCCAATGTTGCATCCCGATTCTCTCTCGGATGCTGGACCCACAAGAACCTTCGACCGCCCTTGTGGGCAATCCTCACGTCTTCTAGGACAGTCTGGAACGAGGGCATTCTCAACCCCATCGCGGAAACTTCTTCCACGACACCCATCAAATCCTTCATGGCGACCAGATGATCCCACACTCGGCCCCAAGTGGCCTGGTGGGTATAGCTCATCTGGCCTAGCCGATGACCGTGGCACAAGCGATACCAGGTTCTATGGAATATCACCTGCGAAACCGTCCTTCGTGTCACCCCCAAGTTCGCCAAGAGACGCTCCAAGTGTGCATCCCATTGGCGTTTCAAGGCCCCAATTAGGTCATAGACGGCTCGGTCTAGTTTCTCTTGAACCCGAGACCACCACTTGTACAACAAGCGGATGTCTCTAGGTTTCCAGGGATCGAGCTCATGAGCCTTAAATTCCCTCACTCGAATCATCTCCACACCTCCCTCAAAAAAAGCCCAGGACCCCACTAGGAGGCCCTGGGCTCCTATTCTTGAGGACAGGATCACCCGCCCACGATCTTCTTGTGAGACCAGGTGATCACGTCTCCTTCTTTCAACTCATAGTCCGAGTCAACCGGTTCGTAGTTGACTTGGACCCTTGCATCCATCGGCACTCCGATGGACACCCTTGCACTCTGGATGGTTGAGCCTTGGGGAATCAAGAGATCCTCGAAGTCCCCCGTCTCTCGATTGAGAACCCGAATCCTGATTTTCTCCTCCATTGCTATTCTCCTTTCTGCCACCTAATTATCATTCCTCTGGCCTTGGCGGTGGCCTTTACCAAACCCAGATGACGACTCGTGCTCTTGGACCAGAAACGTTTCATTTCCGGTGCCAGGAACACAATTCCATTCACCAACCTTGCAATGGGCACTCCATAACTTCGAAGCATTCGTCCGTCAGATGCCAAGTTTCCGGTTTGGCTTTGATAACCTTGAAGCCAAGCCTCGATAACTTCTTGATTTGTTTTTGCTTTAATCCACTTCTCGTTCACATAATTTTTCCTCCTTCTCCTAATTCACTTTATTCAGCGGCCGGTCCGCTGAATCCGCCGGAAGCATACCACACGGCGGAATCGGCGGTTTACTAGACTCTCATCAATTCAGATCAAGGACCTTTGCTTCCGATCCAATTCAAATCTAATCTTTAATTCAATTTAAGTCCGAGCTTTTCGGAAATTTCTATTAGCTGTTTATTTCAGACGGATTTCTTTTGCCCCATCCGAAGAAGAGGAAATGCCTCCTACTCTCCCTTCGTTCCGGCCTCCCTTAAATATCGAGGTCATTTGCGTCGAGATGGATCGTATCTCGAACGACGGACTGCTGATCGTTGCCGTACCAGCCGTTCGTAGTCCAGGTCGCCTGCATATCTGCTACTGTGCTACAGGACATGCCGCCGATATTCGCAAGTGTTGTTCCCTTCGTGTAGTACACGTTTCGGTCCACCCAGCACCGATTTGTGGAAAGGACACCTGCGTCCACTGTTAATACAGGTCCCGTGAACCAATTCCGAATTACGTTGTCCAAAAGTCTTAAGCCCCCTGTATATGCTGGTGTGGAAGCCCCGTCTGATGTAACGTGAAGTGCTGGTACAGTTGATGAACACCCTTCGATCAAGTTACCCTCTAGAACTATGTTTTGGGCACCCTGGATCTTGGTACCGCTATGCATTCGGATTCGGTTTCGGACAATTTGGCAATTGTTCGCCGCGATCTCGAATCCGCCTGTTGAACCGCTGTAATGTAGCAACCGGCAATCTTTTACAACGACGTGATTGCAACCAATGCCAAACCGCAAAACCGGGTAACTTGACGCAATGCGTGTAGTCCAGGATATAGTCGTTTTTTCCAAATGGATTGAATCCCAACGTCGCTCATATGTGGATCCTGCCGCTAAACCGAAGATGGCCGCATTTAAATTAGCCGTCAGTGTCACATTGCAGGCAATCATCTTGAAGGACCGACCGCCTTGGTTTTCCTTGCAGAGTGTTGGAACCGTGATTCCACAACTTTCCGCGTAGAACTCCAACTTGTTGGTAGTCGGATCTGTTACGTTCCAAGGATCAAATAATGTGTTTGAGAGTGTTAATGTGCAGCCTTGAATCCGGACTTCTGTAGTGCCATCATAAACACGACAGATTGACGGGGCTTCCAGAATACAATTTCGCAATTCCAGCTTCGTAAACCCGTTAATGTAAAACAGCGAATATACAGATCCCAAAGACGTGAATTGACAGCCTGTTGCTATGACGGTAGCGGCCAAACTTCCTTCCGAACTTACAATTCGAGTCGGTATATTTGTGAATTGACAGTCTGTAAGTTCAAGCTCTCCAGCAGTCCCAAAATCAAATATTTCGTAAAGGCTCAGATTTTCCAAAGGGCTCCCATCCATAATGCAGTTCTTGAGCCGTAGATTTGCAGACTCGCAAATATAAAAGACGATCAAGTCAGTCCAACCGTTTGTGTCGATTTGAAACTCCCAGGAGTCCGCCGTGTCCGGTTCGATTGTGATGTTTCGATTACCTCGGACGTAGATGCGACCCGTGTTGTCTTCCAAGCAGACGGGCGAATTCCCGACAACTTTGATCGTATGAGTTGCGGAACTCGGAACATTTTCGATCGCGTATCGGAGCGTCTTCCAGGCGTCCGTCGGGCTTTGGCCCGTGTTCGTATCGTTGCCATCTACAGGGTCAACATAGTAGGTCGCCATTGTCCATTACCTCACTAGTATCGAAGAACCGGACAAGCTCTCCGGTGTTCGAGAATCTCCGTTACGAGCCTTGAATTCATGTCGTTGGCGGCTCCCTTGTTTCCGAGTCCGCCTACGAACGTGAACCAAGCATCCTGAAGCCCCTTGATACCACTGCTAGTTAAAACCGTTGTCGTACCTAGAGTTGCCAATGTGGTTCCTGATGTCTCGTACTGGTTTTGATCTACGAGAATTCCATCATCTCCCAGGTGGTCGTACTCTACGGCCAAGGGTACGCCACCATTCGGGCATAGAACCATATTGTCGAAGAGTTTCGCATCCGTCGGCAGCCCGTAGTTTGGATCCACGTCGTAGTCCTGGTTCACGGATACGGCCAATGCCTGATTTGTACTCATCATGACAATCACGTTGTTATAGATGAAGGCCGCCGCTGCCCCACTCACATAGACGAGCTTGTTCTGGGGACCCCGGATGTAGTTACCTCGGAAGTGAATCCGATCCGCCTTCAAAACGATTCCGAATGATGTCCCCCCAACGTCACTGATGAAGCTGTTTCCGACGATTTGAGCATCTTCGGCCCCAATAAAAATGCTCAGCAGATGGTTTGCATTTGAATTCGTGTACTGGAAAAGGTTTCGATAGATGAGAATTTCCTCAAAGGGGTGATTGTTCACCGTTAAAGTTATGCCGTCTGTTTCAATCCCGAACAGAGGACCTTGTTCACCCGTGTTCTCGATTGTGTTGTGTTGAATGACGACACGACGTAGGTACTCCGCTATTCGCATTAGGGAATCCACTCTGAGCTTACACTTCTCCACAGTGATGAACTCCAGGTAGTCCGTCATGTTGATGAGACTCAAGAGGTAATAGTGGGGAGTGTCCACCGTACAACCCGTGAATATGATGTTGTCCCCTTTGACACGGATTTGGACCACACTACGGCTCGTCAATTCGTCAGCCCCTTCGAAGCTGCAATTCGTGAAAGTAACGTTTCCTATGTCGTAGAGCCGGAGCATCGCGGCGGTCGTTGGCGTACTGGCTCGGATCCGGCATCTCGTTATTGTCAGGGAGCCGCTTGTGGTTCCCGTATTGTTCTGGAGGTCCATGAAGGCTGCCGTGTTCGCATCGAGATCACAATCTTTGAACGTCAGGGAGCCATTGGTCCAGTTGATTCCGAGGAAAAACGTGTACCAGGCATCCACCGGATATGTCGTCTGGTCCAGAATCATCTTCTGGAACGTGATGCTGGAACCATTCGCGGATACATAGATGCCTCGGTTATCCGACATCTCGGAATCCCAATGGACTGTGAAGTGGTTGCCCGTGTTTTCGGGCCGCACTGTTACGTTCACACCGTCCGTCGTCAGAGTAATCTGGTTGGTTCCCTCGTTGACGATGGCCCCGTTTCCGACGATGAGCACCTCGTGAGTTCCCGCGGTCAAGGACGAGAACGCTTTGTGGATCGTGGCCCACGGTGCTTCCTGCGAACCATTCCCGGTCGTGTCATTTCCGTTTACGGGATCAACGTAGTACGTCGCCATTGCTCCGGTCCTAATATCTCAGGGAAGCCTGGTTTTAGATGACACCTCAGATGGCATTTCAGATGGCTGCGAGCCGGGCACCACGGACCCGAATCGTCGTGCTATTGCCGGACGTACAAGCCGCCCGCACTCGGACTGCTTGGGCCGCATTCGTCAGAACATGGCAGTGGCCTTTATCGCTGGGGGCCAACGTCGGTAGGTTGCCGTCTGAGAACAACAGATTCCGGATATCCGTGGCCAGGAAGTCGCCGTCGGCCAAGAACGTGTACCATTCACCATCTGGGTGATCCCGAAGTTCAATCCGAAACTGACTTAGAGTTGAGTCTCCGGAGTTTTCGACCTCCAGATGCAAGAGGCCCGGATACCCCCTGTAATTGGAAAGTTCCAAGACTGTTGTCAGGGAATCCGTGACGGTCGTGGCTTCGCCCTCGAAGGTCGTATAGAAACCGTGGCTGTTGGACATGAGATGTGTCTCCGATGTCTTCGTGACCGATACTCCGGCGACGGCCTTAATACCACACCTACCACGCCTGCCTTCGCCGTCCCGACCGCTCGGCCACTCGGACGGTTCGGGACTCTTTTACTGTAGCACAGATTTCGGCTTTCCGCAATAGCCCCCCTGCAAAAATTGCCAGGGTGAACTCAGCCGCCTATACTCTAAGCGGTCTTTCAGCACCCAAAATCCCGGATGTCAGGAGTTCTCGGTCTATGGTAACCTGTGAAACTTCCGTGAGGTCGGAGTCGATCGCCTCCGGCTGCTCTGATCGACTTGACCGATTCTGTGGGGATTGTCCTCTTGCGGGACCGGAAGGGAACACTCAACAGCTACATCCACTTTGGCGGATTCAAGATGCGGCTCATTCAACCGAGACGGCTATTCTGCTGCTACTGAACATGCCGTCCATTCGTGAAGTCCCTCTGCAACGATTCTTGAAGCGACTTTACGTGGATGCCTTTCGGCTTGCGAATTACGCGGACGTTTATGGTGCCTATGCGGTCCGTTGCAATTATCCGGATACGCCTCCGCTGCGGCTCATACGGGCTTGCGAACCCCGGCTCCTGGACGACATCCGGACTCTGGCGGCTGTCGGCTATCGGCGGCTCGTGATCGTGGCTCTTGGGGCCGTGGCCGCCAAGTCGTTGCGGCTCGGGTCCACACTCCGGGACGCATTCCGGAAACAGGGCACCATTCTGGAAACTCTTGCAGGCCAAGAACTTCCAGAGTCCGTCACCGTAACCGTCTTCGCAACATATAGTCCCGAGATCTTGTTGCCGGGCCGCCAGCCGAGTCTCCTGGTCGCGGTCCGGGACCATCTAGGCCGGGTCCAAGAGTTTGTGCAGAGGGAAGCTGAACCGAGCACCCAAACATCTGAGAAGACTTCGTACTTGGTGGCCCCCGACCCCTCGAATCTACCGTCCCTGGATGCTCTGAGCCTGGATATCGAGACCTACGGGGCCGTGGCCACTTACCCCCCGCAACGCTGCTTTCATCCGGCCAAGAGCCTCGCGTTTGATGGGATCCGGAACCCCCGAGACTTGATTGTAACGGTTGCGGTCGCCTGGGAACCGGACGGAGCGGCCATCTACGACTTCCGGGATCCTCGGCATCGGCTCCGGCTCTGGCGGCTTCTGCGGGACCTTCGAGCTCGGGAAGGCACCCTGATCGGTATGAACCTGAAGTTCGATCTTCTGTATCTGAGGGCCGCCGATCCCTTCTTCAAGGGGGTTCTGAGGCCACCCCTGAAGCTCCAGGATCTCGGCGTCCTCAATTATCTGCATTCGGAATTGAGGCCGGAACGATCCCTGAAGACGCTGGCCCCCCTCTTGGGTCTCGGTGGCTACGAGGAACACCTGGATCTTCGGCATGAACGCTACGAATCTGTGTCCGAGGAGCTTTTTCGGTATAACATCCAGGACGCCGTAATGACCCTGAAGGCTGTCCGGTTCCTGGAGCAAAAGATCCGGGAGCTCCCGAACTCCTGGAAATCCTCGGAGACCTGCCGATCTTGGTATAACCGGCTGCTCTGGACTGTCCTCTACATGGAAGAGGACGGCATCGCGTTCGATCGAGATGCCCTCGATGAGATGGACTTCCGGCTCACGTTGCAGGGAGCCCTCATCTGGAGTCGGGCCTACCACAAGTATGGGCTCATCCTCAGCGGCCCCGGCTCCGGAACCTCGAAGTCGGTTCTGTTTCGGGATGCTGCTGAAGCCGCCGGGGTCCTGAACAACCCGTCTTTGGCTTGGACCCCGAAGACGAACCAAATCGCCACCAGTGCCCAGAACGCGAACCTGATCTTGCAGTACCTGAACCCGGATCATCCGCTTGCAGAACAGATCCGGCTCCAACAGGAATATGAACACATTGTCAAACTCACGAACTCCTATACGCGGCCTATGCTGTACGGAACACGCCGAAATCCGATTCTGAGTCGCCTGGCCCCCGGTCCCCGCCCGAACCTGGCAATCGCATACCCGACCTGGTACCCGGTGCCGGGACCCGCGGAGAACATGATCGAGGGCGGTACCGTCCAGGGCCGTATCACGAGCAAGGGACCCGCGTGCCAGACACTCCCGAAACCCCTGAAGGCGTGTCTGACGACCCGCTACGAGCCGGGCTTCCTGATCTGCATGGACCTGTCCCAGATCGAGCTCCGGGTGGCGGCTCTTCTGTCCGGCGACCCCCTCATGATCTCTGAGTACCAGGAAAACGTGGATCGTCACAGCCGCACGGCCCTTCGATTGATCGAGGTACTTCTGGACTGGCTCCGGAGCCAGGACCGCACTGAGATCCAGGTTGGCCCCCGAACCTACAGCCTCGAAGAACTTCAGTCCTACTTAAACTCGGAGACACCCCGAGCCTTGGATGGTTTCGATACGTTCCGACAACTCGGCAAGACCCAGAACTTCCTCAACATCTACGGAGGATCGGCCCGGAAGCTCCAGGCCACCTACGCGACGGATCTCGGTGTGAACCTACCCCTGGATGTTCTGGACACCCTGATCCAAAGGGATCGGCAACGATATCAGGTTTTGGCCGCCTGGCAACGGGAGCTTTTAGAGCGGACCATCCGGGAATGCAGGCTGGAGCTCCCATATACGGGGCAATCCAGGACATTCCTGGGGTCCCGGAGTTCCATTCGGCAAACCTATACGTCCGAGATTCTGAACTGCCCGATTCAGAGCACGGCGGCCAATATTCTCCTGGATATCCAGTTTGAGCTTCGAATGGTCCTGGACCGGCTTCGACGGCGTGTTTACATGGGCTTGAACATTTACGATAGTCTTTTTCTGGATGGGCCGCTCGCGTACATGGGGACCGTCCGGGATCTGCTGGCCCAGATTGTCCCGAATCCCCCGTACTACCGCTGGCTCCAGGACCATCTTGCCCGCGAGGTTCCCATCGAATATGATATAACAGTCCTGGTTCAACATGATCCACGGACCGGCCTCTCTCAATCATCGGTTTCCCCCAAACACAGCTAATACAGCCGACACTACCAATGACGAATTCATTGGACCAATTCGAGGCTATGGACTGCCCTATTCAGGGTTCCGCGAATCCGGGACCCCTTGTCTGCTATCAGAACTTTGGGCAGATTCACGCGAAGCTCGAAAACCTGGAACAGAACCAAGCAAACCTCTGGGAAGTTCTTGCGGCTCAGAACGATAAGCTCGACGAAATCCGTTTGATGCTGGCGACCCATCGTGGGATCACGATGACGATAGCCTCCGGCCTCTCAGCGGCGATTGCCTTTGTGACAGCCTGGTTCACGAAGCGACCCGCTCACTGACGTCTAAGGCATATCCCCCTACAGACGGTATGGAGGTAGCTCATGGACCTGCAAGTTCTTGTAGCTCTGTTGACGGAGTGGTTTTCGGCATTCTGGGGTAATCTCGGCAAGCTGATCCTGGCCGCGGTCCTCGGTATCTTCGGAATAGCCGGATGTGCAGCCAACTCGGAACCCCTGGAGCGGGCGTCTCAGACCATCATGTCCGATGTCATCAAGCCTGTTCTCCAGGAGGCCGCAGCCGACTTGAACGCACAGGCCGCGGCTCTGCAAGGTCAGGCATCCCTCATCAATCCCGGTTACAAGATCGACGGCTACGGGATTGTAGGCACCGGCTTCGTTTGGACCGCAACGGTTCGACTGGACGGTGTATCCGGTAATATCGCCGGAGCAACATCCGCCGTACCCGCGACGGCTCCCAGTCCCTAGAGATTACGGTTTACACAACTGGATTTGTATTAAACCAGGTTCGGAGTTCCCAGCTTCCGAACCTTTTTTTAGGAGGATTCCCAATGACAACGAACACAAACACTCGCAAGATCCGAATTCAACGTGTCGTAGAACCCAGCTTCCGGCTGAGTCAATTCCTGGGATCCGTGGAAGCTCTCTTCGGGATGATCTGTGGTGGGATCCTGGCGGTGGCCGTCCTATATATATTGTCGGCGGGTTGCATTGCTACATCTCCACATGGTAGCCAAGCCGTAACTGCAACTGCCGAACCCGCGAACAATAATATCAATGTCACGGAACCCGTAACCGAACCACCGCCCGTCTCGAATGTGGCGACCGGCACCATAGCAGTCCCCGTCACGAGCATCGAAACATCCCGGACGATTCAGCACGATGCTTCCGTGGACCAGTCTGCCCATCTTGACCAATCTACCCATGTTACCAATATAAGCTCTGATCCGTTTTCATGGTGGAGTTGGATACTGCTTGCGGTTTTGCCAGTTGTTCGCGGCGTTCTGTATGGCGGAATCGGCTACCTCTTGTTTCGGTATGTCCGTCTGCGTCTCACGGTAAGTACAAATCCTCGACATCGCAAAAAAGCCCATAAACAGTGATAAATCAAGTATTTTCGAGGCTGTGGCACAAATTTCCTGTAAAAAATCGCAGGGTAACACTTGCCAACGCAAGGGAGCCGTGCTATCTTTTAGGTGGTGGACGCAACCGATCACCCTTTATCGGTGGGCTTGATCGGTGGCGACGGCAGTTTGAGAGGGTGAGACGGCGGCACCGTACAAGGCGGCTTGTACGGGCAGACATCGGTTACTTGCGGATGAAGGAAGCAGACCATGAATCCTGACCCATCGGCACTGCCTCAGTTTCCGAACATCGGAGAGTTTGTAGAAACCCATGCAGATCTCTTGGATGTCGCTCCTATCGCGGCCATAGATGATGTCCTGGGGACTTGGGGAGAAAGGTCCCTTGAGATCTTACGGGCGTGGGAATCCCAATCTTCGGAACGATTGACAGAGGCCGTGAAATCTTTCGCAGAGTTCTATGGGCATAATTCTCTCGTAGGGCTTGTGTTGCTCTGCATCATATATGACTACATGACTTTCAAAGAGTTCTTCGAAGATACCTTCCGTCTTATTCAACAAGAGTATGAAAAAAACCACGACAAAATTCCGTCCATTGAAAAGATCGTTCAGTTGCTTCGGTCCCGCTACGGGCTTCGGACGGGGCTACTTAGACAGTTTCTACCGGCGGACGTCGCCTACAAAATGAAGTTGGCATCCTCGGCTCCTTCTAAGAACAACTGACGTACAGGGTTTGCTTGGACGGAGAGGTTACGATGACGGATACAATTCCTACGACTAGCAACCTTCAACTGAAATCTTCGGCAGATCAATTTGCGGCTACGAGCTTTCCGGTCCCGGATCCCCACCTGAAGTGCTTGGCTCCTTGGGCTCCGGTTCAGATCTGCCGAAACGTCCCTTCCTGCATACTCCCCCCTTATGTAGCGGGGAATCGGGGCTTGTTCATCGTGTTGGAAGGTCTTGACTGTACAGGCAAGACCACGTTGGTCCCCATGCTTTTGCATGGTCTCCGTCAATCCAAGCTACCATTCTATACGCAATACAACATCACGCTTAATGACCCTAGAAGCGGTCAGTCTGTTCACAATCCAGGTTACGATCATCTGGCGGAGCTTCGTGCCAAGAACCCGATTTCTTGGACGATTGGAGACGCAGAGAATTGTTTGTTCGCATATCTCCAGAACGAGATGCATCTATACGCGTATATCAGAGACAAGCTACCAACTCACAACATTATCATGGATCGGTCCTTTTTGAGCACTTTGATTTACCAGGTGGAACACGTGCCGGGAATCTCCGCAGCAACCTATTGTCGGATGCTGGGGCTTCTCGGTGGCCGAATGCCGGATTTGTTCATCATCTTGGACGTACCTAGTGATGTTGCTCTCAAGCGGTTTGAGTCTCGGCGGATTCCGAACGACCAAGTTCCTCTCCCGATCATCCATTCCATTTACAGGACGCATTACGCTTGGTTGGGAGGTCGTAAGTATGAGGGGGACTACGGCTTGACGTTCTTGGAAGTTTACGGAGATCCATCTGTTCGCTGGCGACCTGTGCTATATCTTGATGCCACGAAACCTGTGGAGCAATTGGTCGAAACTGTTCTGGATTTTCTGAAAGTGTTGAACGAGATCTGCCCCCTGTTGATTCAAGGTCGCTGCAAAAATAACGAATCTAAGGGAACCGGTGAATCATGAGGCATGTTGTTGTCGAGGTCGATGATCGGGAAAAGAAACCGATCCTGTTTCCGAAGCAATTGCTCTGGAGTCCGCAGCCGGGGCACCAAGAACTCATTGAAGTTCAGGTTCGGGATGCGAGACTTCGGTACGGAGACTATAGGTTGGCACGTTATCCGAGAGCTTGTGTCATTGAGCGAAAGGGATCGGTTGCCGAACTTGCTCAGAACCTCTTAACGAAGCGGGACCGTCAACGCTTCCGGAACGCTTGGGTCCGTTTTGTTACGAGTTGCCTGTGCCCCGTGCTTGTCGTTGATGATGCGATCCAAAAACTCGATGAAGTACCGCCGAGCCTTTCACAGGCCGCCATTTATTACGAGGGCCGCATCACAGGTTCCGAAATCGCAAGGGCCTTCTGGGATCTTGTGCTTGCGAACCCTCCGGCACTTACGCTTTGGACGGGTCGTTCACAATCCTTGGTATCCCGCAGGCGGCTCGGGGCCCAACTGATCCGACTCATGTTGTCGGCGGCCCAGCAATGGAATCGTTGTAATCACCGTGAGAGAACCTCGAAGGTGCGGAGAAAATCGTCATGAACGTAACCCAGAACCAGACCCTTGAACAGCAAGTCCAGATTCCGACCCAGAAAACAAAGGGTCCGGATTTCCGAGTCCATTTGGATTCAATGCCGAGGGAACTTCGGACCTACGGGCGATCCCAGACTCTCACGAAATTGTTCCTGAAGGCTTGCCGGGTTCCCAAAGTAATTCGTCCGCCATTGCGGGTCTCGGCCCTGAAGCTGTTCCAGGAGTGCCCTCGCAAGTATATGTTCCAGGAACGGCTCGGGCTGCGGCGTCGGGGTGAATACCGTTCTTCCATCGAGGTTGGCATCCTGTTCCATGATCTGTTGGCCCAGGTTCTCATGGGGTCGCCCGTGGAAGCTCTGGACCGTCTGGTTGCGGAACGGGTTCGGCAACATACGGAAAAGCTCCAGGCCGATGCTGATGAACTTGGTTTGTTACCGAACGGATACTCGGTCCTGGACGCGATCGAGACCGCCGAGCGTGACGGCCAGATGGCCCTTGCGATGGCCCAAGCGTACCTACACTACTACCCCGTCGAAAAGCTCCAGCAGCACTACGAGGTCGTGGCTCTTGAGACGCCCTACGGTCTCCGGGTCGGCGGTCTCAAGCAGCCGATCGTGATCCGCGTCGATATGCTGCTGCGGCACCGGAAGACGGGGGCTTACTGGCTCCTGGACTACAAGACAACCGGAATCCCCGCGAACCAGAGGGCTCTCATTATCCCGCTTGAGGTTCAACCCCGACTCTACCTATGGGTTCTTTATGAGGTCCTGAGAGCCCGATACCCGAACCAAGACATCAAGCTCGGCGGAACGATTCATGCCGTCATCCGGCGGCCCACGATTCGACGCCGACGGGGGGAGCTCACGGACGAATACATCGAGCGAGTTCGAAACTGGTATCACGAGAAAGGTATGACGGACCCCGAGGATCCACCTCTGTACCAGTCCGTGATCCCAGTTCCGAATCCACTTGTTACGGAAGATCTTCTACGGCGGTTGGCGATCTTGGATCGGGCGGCTCGTTGCCGACTGAACCTCGGTTTCTTTCACCCGAATCCAGCGTCCTGTTGTGGTCGCTACGGGAACACTGTGTGCCCGTATCTGGATATCTGCCGCCGCCGCGTAGAGCTCTGGACCGACGTGATCCGAGAGAACTATCGGCACGAGCCTCGACCCGAAGAGGCTCTGGCCGACGACGAGACTGACACTTAAGGAGTCGGACCATGCTCGCATATGAAATCGTACTCGAGTTGGAAGACTGGGATGCATCTCGGGAACGTGACAAGTTGATTCAGAGTTACCGGGGCAATTTTCACGACGAGGTTTGGCGAAGAATCGTCTCAATGGAGACACGAACCCAGAAACGATGCCTCGTTATTGTTCCACCGACTCTGGGCTACGACGAGGCAGCAACCATGCGGAGAGCGGCCCAGACAGCCTTGGACTACATCATCGGTAAGGGCGCTCGTATGGAAGAATGGAAACCGGTCATCTGTTCAATTGCAAGGATCAATCTGCCCGTATTCTTGGATCCTGAACTGAAACCATCACACAAACTCAAAGACAACACAGAAGTCGATATTCGGATTCTAAAAGATAAGAAGGAGAATGAAGATGTCTGAAGCCAAAACCGATAGTGCTGTGATCGAAGAGACTCCGATCCAGGAAATTACAAGTCCCTGGAGTCCGAAGCCCCTCAAGCGGATTTTCAAAGATCTGGCCGTCTGCGAATACAGACCCAGACCCGTGGAAAAGTGTCGCGTCCTCGTCTGGGGACTTCCGAAGTCCGGCAAGACGACGTTTGTCTGTAGCAATCCGGATGCGATCGTGCTGGACTTCGAGGGTGGAGCCAATGCCGTCGTACACCCGAGAGCTTACGTTGTGGATCTGAGCCCTGCGTCCGGTGATGTCCTGAACCGCTATCAGAAGATCAAGAACCTCTTGATCGAGGATGCCAGGTCGGTGGACCCCCAGTTCAAGGTTGTCGTCATCGACAGCATCGACTTCATGGCGGATCGCTGGGATGCAACGTTCTGTGCCGAGAACGGAATCACGGACCTTGGCGAATACAGGTCCGGAGGTGCCGGATACCATCGCGTCAACATGCGAATTCTGGACGAGCTCCGGACTTTTGAAGATGCGGGCTATGGAATTATGCTCGTGGGGCACCTCTCCGAAAAGTCCTACGATGATAGCGGCAACCAGAGATTCCGGATCGTACCCAACATTCGGGACTCGCTCCTGAGACCACTGGCTCGATGGGCAGACCAGATCCTCACGATCGCCAGTGTGCCCCAGATCGTGTACCCGACGAAAAGGGTCCCCGTGCCCGGCAAGCCCGGTGAGTACCGAACCGTCGAAATTAAGACGGAACCTCAAACTGTAAACCGCATTGTTCTGCAAGCCGTCAAGATGTCGGACAACCACAATACGGGCTGCCGGGTCCAGATCCCGGGCCAACTGGAGCTCCCGGAAGCCGACGGCTACCAGGTGTACAAGACCGCCTACGAGACAGAAGTCCAACGAGTCCGCGAACATCTTAGTGATAGTAATGGCAGTGAAAACGGAAACAACCAGTAATATTTAATGAGTTTTTAAGGTTTTTAAGTGGAGGTGTTTTATGCCGTTCCAAACTGAAGTTGCTGATCTCAATCGGATCCTGGCGGATTGTCAGGAAGAGTACAGCCGGGCCACGACTCGTTGGAAGCCGGACCCCGGCGAGTATGTCTGCATGTTGGCTGATCTGGCGGTTATAACGTTCGAAGACCGCAACGATCCGTCCAAAAAACTCCTGGGGGTTCGGCCCGTCTGGACCATCTACGGAGACACGAATCTGGACGGGGCCACGTTCCACGGCGACATGCGGACAACCCGGAACCAGGTCGCTCTTCAACAACTGCGGACCCTGCTGGAAATCCTGAACGGCGGCTCCGACGGCGACCTGAAAGCCGACCTGGAGAAAGCTCAACAGGCTGTCGGAAACATTTATCGGATTCGCATCACGGAACGTGGTGAGTACCGCAACGATCGCGTCATGGAAATGATCGCAACTGCGGAAGACACCAAGGAGTCCGGATCGACCTCAGAAGATAAACCCCCCTTCTGAGAACGGAATCTGGACCCACAAGTTCCCGGACCCTTGGCTTTTGAGTCCATGAATGGTGGGGGTTCGTAGGGTGGGGTCGGGACTCGGTGGAGCCGACGTCCCGATCCCGCAAGGGTGGCCAGGCGGAATCCCAGGCCGGTTCGACTCCGGCCCCACCCTTTCGGAGAACTGAAGAACAAAAACTCTAAGCTAAGGAGATGTCATTATGCGAGATGCACCTTATATCGAGTATGCGGAAATCTTCGGCGGCCCCCCACCGGAGAAACGAGATCTCTGGACCGGACCTGTCATCGCCTACGTCCGCGTTACTTTCAATGTAGATGACGATTGGAATGTAACGGACGAAGCCGAAGCCGAGGAAGCTGTCCGAGATGAACTCGAAAATCGGCTCTGCGGTTGCGGCCACGTTGAAATCGAAGACATTGAATTCTGAGAAACCCGAAAGGAACTTTTGATGCCAAAAGAACTCCATGACAAGTTGGTCCGGCAAGCTCACAAGCTAGGTCTCACCGGAGATCGACTGGACGCCTATGTTTACGATACGCTCCGGAAGATCGAGGAAAGACACAAAAAGAAGCAGGCCCGAAAACAAGCTCGTAAGCGGGCACGAAGGCACTCGACCCGGAAACGTTCTAAGAAATAAGGAGAACTGTCCAAGTGGGGATTAAGGGCGGAAGTCTCGGTGTCAAGAGACGGATCGGTGAATCGTGGAAAAGTGTATAAATGTGTATTTTGTTAGGCTCCTTACCCCTTGGTTGAACGAGACCCGAGGCTTGCACGATTCACATACTCATAATTACCAATAATATGATCCGGTTGGTGGAACCCCAACCTTCTGCCCTGATCCCTTTTTCTAAAATCTCTTACGGGAGGAGAGTAATAATCATGGTGGTCCAGTCCAACAACAATCACAATGACAATGGCAATAACAACAACGGTAATGATAAACCCATAGGATTCAACGTAGAAACATTTACAGCCACTAATGCCCTTATCGAGGGAATCATTCGAGGGGCTGTTCGTGTCTTCGGACCTGCACTTGTTGTAGTTATGTTGTTGCGATTATTCCAGCGTTCACCCGAGGATCCAATTTTCGATGAATCTAGTACTGTCGCAATGGGAGCCTCAATTCTGATACATCTCCTGTCGAACCATCCAGATAATCTTAAAGTTCTCGTCTTAGACCCGAAGCAAATGCTCGATTTTGAGGATTTCATGATGGGCAAGGAAGATGCTATCCACGCTCCAACGGGTCCCGTAGCCAACTTCTATATGGTCGGAACCGTGGACCCCAAGTATAACATTGATCTTCGGACACTCGTAAACTCTTGGCGTCAGGAAGCAAAAGCCAACAATCCAGGCCCCAATTGAAAGACCCATGAAAGGAGATAGCTATGGGCGTCGTACTGAAACCGAAACGATCCTACTACATTCCGGAGCCACTCTGTCAGTGGCTCGACAAGGTGGCTGCCGAGAATAGCTACGTCAAGGAACGCATTGTCTGTGCCGGAATCCTGGCCTTCCTGGAAGCCGACACCCTCGGACGAACAGCCATGCTAAATCGCCTCTATGACTATCTGAAGAGTCTCCTTCATGAGGCCGACGAGGAATCCGATTCCGAGGACGATGAAGATGATTTAGACATACCCGGCCAAACAGTCTTCCCGTGGTGTTGCTCAGCTTACTAAATCCCTAAAACTCAATATAATTCCTTCGTATTGGTCGAAAAGGAAGCGACTGGTCGGAGGGATAACGGACATGCATCGCGTAACGTCAGATGAGTGGCTATCTGCCGAAGATGTTGCCAGAATACTGGGACGTAAGTCAAGGATACGCGAGAGGGTAAATGTCCTAACAAAAGGTCAATGTCGCTACGAGTTACCCCCACCTGAGCTAGATGCGTCGCTGCGGAATGCCGGAGAGGATGAGGCCCACCGGGTCCGCACTTCCGGGCGACGGCCCGATAGTAAGCGTCCCGACGGGTCCACCGCGGCTCACAACGTTTCAACCATTCGAGTGCCTCTTCCGAAAAAACGATGCGGCGAAACTCGCGGGTACGCCATGTCGTCTTAGAATTGCAGACGAATAACCACGGCTCTTCCCAGGAACCGTCCCCTTGAATGATCCGAATCATTTCCGAAGGACGAGCCGCTGTCAGATATTGGACCGCGAGCCACGGGCGTACTGGGTCGGGGGCTCCCAGTACAAATGCCCGTGTCTCCGGCCACGAGAGAGCTTTTTTGAGTGTCGGTGGTAACGTCGGTGCTCGTACAGCACCAAAATCCCGCATCGGAATGTCCAGACGAAGGGAGGCCCACCGCAGAAACGTTTTTACACATCCCAGGTCATGCTGAATCGTCTTCGGATGGTACCCGCCCCGCTGCATCTCCTCCACGAGCAACTGAAGATCAGAGGGACGAATTTCCCGAATGTCCACGTTTTGGAACGGTCCCACAAACCGCCGCAGATGAGCCCGATAATATCCATCCTTCCCTTCACGAGCCTTAATCTCCAGGAACTCCCTCGCAAGCCGCTCGATCAGATAATTGACTCGCTTCGGATAACCTCGCAATCGAGCCTTCTCAGCACGGCGCTCTTTTTTCCAGGCCCGAAGCCGTCGCCATTCTTCAATCGCATCCAAGTAAGCCTTTTCAACTTCCTTCTGGTCCGCATCCGGTGGAGCCAGGTGCTTTTCCCCAGACGGCCAAACAGTGGATTGAACCCTCCAATACTTGTACCGGGGATGCCGGGACAACGTGGGGACCCGTACACGACCCATTATTCCTTCTCCTACTGCAACCAACGATCATTTTAGGGGTCGTAGAACAGTGAGATGTGCCCATCCATGCATCCGCACCGTTCTAACTATAGGCGATTAGGTCCCCAGAATCCAGTTCAAAAACGGCATAATTCCGATCCCCAAGCTCTGCTAATCCTAACAACTACCGAACACCCTTTCTTTCTCAGGGTTATCTCCGTTTATCCAGGGTACCCCATTTACCTCTAAGTTCTCATAACCCTCGTAACCACAAACACTTATAATTGGGCGATACAGGACTCGAACCTGTGACCTCACGGGTGTGATCCCAACGACGACCTTTATAAAGCAAGCCCCTCCAACACCTTACGAATTTTCCCCTTGAAAATTTCTCCAGGGTCGCACTTGCCAAACATTATCGGCCCTACTATATTATGAGTGAGGCCGGAACGAAGGGAGGCCCAGGATGATCTCGCGGGGGAAGGTCATTCTGGGCTCCCGAATTATTCCTGGGTTCTTAGCCTCAAAGCTCTTTGACATGGCCTTATAATCCTCTTCTCCTCCTTCTCTCCTTTACCATTGGAGAAGGGTCCGCAAGCATGGCGTGGGTCGGTTTCGGGTTCCTGACTTCCTCATGGTTGACTGCTTCCGCACGCAACGTAGGCCCATTGCTACACTTCGCGGGATCTATGACATCCGCGAAGTCTGTTGTCTTGCCGTATCGCAACTTCCTGAATGGTGGATTGCCCGTGTTTCTCCAATACCCATCGGCTCACCCATGCTTCCTTCTCCGCTGCCAGGCCCGGTCCCCATCGCCGGGCCTTTTTTTATTGGTTAAAATCGCTGAAACCCTCGAAGGCTGTAAACGGAAGCTTGGGTTGGGATCCGAGTTGATCTTGTCGGAGCGGGCTTAGGATGTCCGTCGTAGAACCGGACCCCGGAAGGTACTGCTGAAGCCGTTGCCGTAGCGACGTATTCCAGGCCCGACGACCGGGGATACGACTGCGGATCGTTCGGGTTTCCGAAAGCCGCAGGAGCTCCGGATTGACGCCCATGAACTGCTCGGCCATGTCCCCGAGGGCCGCCGTCACATAAGCTCCAAACTCGGCTCGGCTCGTGGCAGGCATCGTTTCCAAGATACGCTCCAACCGGGAAACCTGATGTCGAAGCTCAATGGCTCTCAGATCCGCCGGGGACACCTGAATCGGCCCCAGGTTGTATTGCTCTTGGTATCGCCTGTTGATCTCGGCGGCTTCTTCCATATCGTTGCGGGCCAGGGCTTCCACGTATTCCCGATGATAGGCTCTCATCTGGTCTCGATGCTTCAGGAGATATGCGGCCAACTCTCCTTCCGGATCACCCGTCAGGGATCGCCAACCGAGAGCCCGAGCCCAGATCTGGAGGGGTGTCTCAAAGCCCAAAAGATTGCCGCTCGCACTATAGACGGGGTAGGTACCGTCCGGCCTTGGATGTTCGTAGTCCACATAGCGGCGTCCGAGGAGCTTGGCCACCCCCGGCAGGATCGCGGTGGAAGCCCTTGCGAGTGCGACGCCCCCCGGGATCAGGAGCGGAATGTTCCGTTGCGTGTGCTTCAGGGAGCCCTCCATGATGTCTGCCGCCGTACCCCCAACCAACTGGAGGAACGGAGGCACGATCGGTAGTGGATAGAAAGGCTGATCCGGGTCTTGGGGTGTTGGCATCGCACCGAAAATGAGACCACGACTCAGATTCAGACCGAGAGCTCGACCGGCCCCATAGACGGCCCCGGATGCCATCAACATACGACCCATCGTCCCAAAATCCCCGTGCTCCCAGCCCTTCGTGAAGAGGCCCAGCGTCTTGAGCGGGAACTGCGTAAACTGCCGGAAGGGAGCCCACCAGTTCAGCGTCAGGATCGGCTGATGGGCCGGACCACCGGGAAACTGCGTAATCTCTAGGACCCGCTTGCCGACGAGATGTGCGATCTCCGGTTTTACCTTCTCGGCCTCGGCCCATGAGCGACCCGCATAGTAGGCCCACATCTTATTGGTCCGCTCCGAATACGTGAAAAGCCGCATCAGGAGTTTCTTACCCTTCTCCAGACGTTGGGCCACCGGAGATGCCCCCAGGCGGGCCTCACGAAGAATCTCGACGGCTCCAGGTTCCGAGACGCCCACGAGTTTTTCCCACTCCGGAAACGCCTTGGCCCAAGCTCGATCCGCCTGCATACCATCGCTGAGATACTTCAGGAAGCGGGTTTGACCTTCCGCCATTCGACGAAATCCTTCGGCGACATGCTTCATGGGGACCACACCCGTTGTCGTCATGAGGTTCTGCATGAGGTTGAGGCCCGCGGATGCCGGGTTCAGGCCCAACGTGCTGTAGTAGAACCAACCCGCGATCTTGGCTCCCATGTTCCGGAGCGTCAGGTTTTGGATCGAGGGTCGTTCCAATTGACGTTGGAACCACTCAGCCGTCTTCGTCCCGATCAGCTTCCGGACGCGTTCCTGCCCGAAGAACTCGTGGGTCGCCTTCTTGAGGGCCCCCCACTGCAATGTATAGAACGTCTCGGAGGGACTTAGTTGGGCCATTGCGATCGGAAGGAACTTCTCACGGGCCAGATGGAGCCGAAGCCTGGCTGCTCCGGAATAGTTGGCCTGCTCCCGCATCGGGCCGTGGATTTCCTCCAGGAGAGCCGGACCGTGGCCCCGGACGACCCAGCCGTAGGTCCGCCCCATCGAGTGGCCGTAGCGTTCCCAGACAGCCGCGTATCGGAGGCTGTAGGGCTCGAACTTCGGAACCGGGATCTCGGATGCGTACCCGCCCGCGATCCGTGCCAGGGCCTGGCGACGAAGCATCTCATCGTCCAACTGGAACATGGCCAGGGCCTCGATCGTCTCATCGGACACGGTTCCTCTCGGCAAAAACCGGAGATCCTCGACAGCCGGGAGCATCCGGTTCTCCATGATGCGAGCAGGTCCCGTCAACGGCGTGGCCCCAGCCTCCCGGACAGCCTGGCGAGCTCTTGGATCAATATCGTAGAGTGTTTCCAGGAGATATCGTTCGCCTGGTTCGATATCCAGTTCACGTCGAAGGGCTTTCTTGGCCGCTTCCTCATACTCCACGAACGTCGTGGCCCTCACATGCGGGAAGTAGTCCGGACGCCAACCGGCCAGAATCCGTTTTCGAGCCTCCTGAAGCCATGCTTGCCGTTGGGCTTTTGAGGCGTTCAGGGGAAGCTCCGGAAGTTCGATGCCGTGTTTGTCCAGCATCGCTTGGATCTTCTTGAGGTCTCCCTCATGGATCGTCTGAAGAGCTTCTCGGACTCTCTTGGCCCATCGTCGGGCTTTCGGTCCTTCTTTCCGGAGCCGAAGTTGAACCAACCGTTTGAGTCCTTCTTCCTCGATGAGGATTTTCTCGAAGCTTTCAGCAGCCGCACGGCGACCGGCCTCCAAAAGCTCCGGTGATGAAAGCTGTTCAATATCATAGAGGGAAACTTGACCAATACGACCCACGAACTCCTCGATGGCGTCATCCACGAAGTCGGCTCCATGAACTTTCTGGAGTTGTGGCAGCGTCATCCCATAGCGGGCCTGATACAGGATACGACGAGTTCGATCCCGGAGAAGCTGCCATACGGGATGCCCATACGAAATCAGGTTATCGTGGGCCATCGCAGTGGCCACTTGTTCGGCCATACTGGGGGAACGACCAGCCCGTTCCATGAAACGACTGAACCCCTCCGAGACACGCTGCCAAACGAGATGCTTAAAATCCCGAACGTCATCCAGCAATTGCAGGTATCGTTTGCCGAATCGGGTTCCCTCGAACAGGCTATGGATGTCTTGGAACCGGTTCAGGACCGGCAGTGTCGGGCTCGTGTACTTGGACGATTCAGCCAAAAGCCGCCTTGCGAATTTACGAACAGACCCGATTGGGAACCTCATGGACAGAATTGCACCGGCGGCTACCAACGGAACCGCAGCCCGGAGAGCATCCTCGATAGGACTCTTGGACTCACCCAATTGGTATGGACTCAGACGCTGCGGGTCCACGAGAGCCGTCAGAGTACCCCGAATGTCTCCACGAAGAACCTGACGACCTGCTGCATAAGGACGGTCCATGACGGAATGTGGAACAAAGAATCGTTCCGGCCTTTCCGATCGGAGGCCACCACCACTCAATAATCTGTCAAGGGTATCGGCCATCGTAATCTAGGCTCCAGACTACGAAGACTTGAGAGCTTATAAGGACTTAGGGCAAGGACTCCTGGAGGCCAGGGGTACCCACGGGGGCTTCGACTCCCATTTCAAGACGTCGGATCAAGGCTTCCCAGGCCGCATCCTCGGCTTCCATCGGGAGCCCCTGCAACTTCGCCGACAACCTTGCGAAATCGAAAATGGGTCTCGTGTTGGGTTTCGGTCCACCCACGACGACCTCGGACTTCGTGACAAGCGGCAGACCGGCCAAAATCCGGGCCACGGATGGAGCCTTCGTCGCCAGAAGTTCTGCCCGCTCCTGAACGATGTCCTCGATCTGCCGGGCCTTTCGGTCCATTTCCAGGCGAGCTTCCAGTTCACCGAAGAGTTCTATAGCCCGACGACGCTTGGCTTCGAGCTCCGCCTCCTTGAGAGGATCTCGACCAGTCTTGATCGTCTCGTAACCGTGACGGATCCCCTCAGCCGCGAACTCGATATCCCAAGGCAGCGTGAGAACGGCTGCCGCACCGAAGAGCTTGCCTCCGAGTCGTCTCAGGAGGCCCTTTTTGGCAAGTTGCTTGACCGTCTGCTCGGTGACTTCTCCTACCGCCTTTCGACCGGTCCTCTTGAGGGTCTGCTCAGTAGCTTCCTCGGCTACTTCCTGGACCGGTTTTCGGGCCGTTCGTTGTTTCACCTGTTGAGCGGCCTGTTTTCGGCGGACCTTTTCAACCTCTTCCGTGAGCGTCTGAAGCTTCTTTTGTCGTAGCTGTTCTTGCTTCGTCGGCTTTCTGGACCGACCGGCTTTCGGCTTGGGTTCCGGTGTCTTCGGTGCCTCGGAAGCCTCAGGAGCCTCGGAAACCTCAGGTGTTGGTGCTGGTGTTGGTGTCGAGGTCCGTTTCGTAGATTTTGAGAGTCTTGCTCCAATCCCTGCGGCCCCAGCACCGACATGAGCCCCGAGAGCAGACGCTACGACCAGCAGATCGTCCGTGACGGACTTGAGGACTTCGGCATCTTTGGCGGCTGCCGGAAGTCGAGCCTTGATCCCCTTGAGAGCCGTAGCTACCTCGTCCGAGAGCCCGAGCGTCTTGGCGTGGGCCTCGATCTCGTTCATCATGCGGCGGACCTGGTTGGCGGAGAATTTGAGGTCCTCTTTGACAAATCCGCCTGCAAGCGTATCGGATAGGTCGGCCAGGAGCTCTTGATAGCCCACCAAGTCTTCCGCGATGTCGGCGGCTACATACTTATCGACGTTTCGGGGGCGACTCTCGACAAGCCGCTTAACGGCTGCTAGGGGTTCACTTTCGACGGCTTTAGCGGTTCTGGTAGCTTTGGCAACTGTGGACGTAACGGTACCTTTGGTGGCCGAAGCTTTTCCTTTTTTTCCGAGTTTCGCAAGTTTGGTCGTAGCAGAAGCGGCACCTTTGGCTTTCGAGACAGCCTTCTCAACAGCTTCTTCGGTAGCTTCCACAACCTTCGTAACCTTCGTAGCCTTTGCAGCCGTCTTCCGGGACCCTAACTGCTTCAGCTTCGACGTGACTTCTTCCGCAGCTTCTTCCGGAGGCGACTGAAGATATTTGGCCTCCTGTTCCTTGGTGAACTTCAGTTGTTTCCGAGCTTGCTCTTTGATATCCTTATCGAAAGCCTTTTTAACTTGTTTGTGGAGATCCGTGCTGACCTGCTTAAAGACGTTTTTAGTCGATTTTTCGAGCCTGATCCCAACATCATCGAAGTACTGGACAAGTTCACCCTGCCAAGCCCGGCCCTTGAGTTCGATGACGAGGGTTTTCTGAACGTCCTTAAGCAGTTCCGGATGGAGACGACCATGCATCCGGTCCTGGGCAGCCATCAGTACGTCCTTGATGGCTTTCTGTGCTTCGTCCAGAACATCCTCGATGCGACCTTTCCTGATATCTTCCAGGTGATCGAGAAGGATGGAGGCGGCTCGGATTCGGGCCTGATGGATTGCTCGCAATAGAACGGGATCCGCCCCAATCGTCTCAAGCAAGTGCATAAGTTCCTCGGTGCCCTTGAAGCTGGACGACGAAAGACCCCGAACAGCCTCTATAGCTTGCTGAGCTTTTGCTTTCGTGGTTGCTTCTTCGACTTTTCGAATGACCTCTTTGAGCTCCGACGGCAAGGACCTAGCTGCGGTCCGTTTCGAGGCTGATTTTTTTCTCGTAGGTGCCTTCATGGATGCTGTAGGTTTTGTTGATCTTGTTCGTTTTGTAGCCATCGGTGTTACTTCACTCCGTCAAGGCTCGAAGATCGTCCAAGTACCGTTCCGTGTAGGCTTGGAATGCCTCACGGAGTTCACTACGAGCTCGTTGCTTTTCGGCTTCGCTCAGACGGTTGAGTTCCATTTGCCGCTCTAGAAGATGGAAGTACATCATCTGGGCAAGCCGTTGTTGTTGCTCTCTCAGTTCCAGTTCCAATTGTCGATTTCGGGCTTCCAGGAGTTCTTGGGTAAAAGCTCGTTCGGCCTCCCTTCGGCCCATCTCCCTCAGTTCCGCCCCAGAGGGTTCACCCTTGATGGCTCGCTTGGCTTCCCGGAGAGATTCGGCGACCCACGGGACAACGTAGCGGCCACCGATACCGATAGCCCCCGCGAGCCCACCGATCGTGAAGGCTCCCTTCGTGAGCAAGCGACCAATGGTTCCGGCGGCTTGTTTTGTTTTCGAGGCTGCGGTCCCGGCCTTCGCTGCGAGCTCCCCAACTTTCTTTAGAGCTCCAGTGGCCTTTCCACCTTTACCGACCAGTTTCGTGGCACCTTTGACCAGCTTGCCACCTTTGCCAACGAACTTGACACCACCGGCGATCGGGATGAACGCAAGGGCCATCTCGGACTTGCCGACGGGCTGAATCTTCTCATAGGCTTTCTCAAGATTTTCAGACGACGCAAGATCCTTGAGCATCTTGGCCTGATCCAGAGCCGCAAGCCCCGTACCGATGCCGGGCCATCCGAGGCCAAGACCCAGATTCCGGAGGGATCGAAGCCCGACGCGACCCAAAAGTTCTCCGCGGCCCCGTTCCGACATGGCTTCCTGCTCCGGATTCAGGGGTTCGACATCCTCCAAATCGACCGTCATCGGAGGTACTTCCGCAAACGTCGAGGCACCCAGACCGGCCTCCCGCAGTCGTTGCTGGATGAAAGCGTCCGCAAGTCGCTCTTCCGTAGAACTCGGGCGGCTCGTTTTCTCCAGGAGAAGCGGATGAAACGCCTCCGATGCCTCATTTCGATTTCGAGATTTCATGATCGTGGCCATCAGCGATTCTCCACGTTAATCAGGCAATAGCCCTCGCTTCCGGAGTTCTTCTTCGTACTGTTTTTGGAACGTCTCAAGGTTGCCGGTATAAATTGACTCAAGGGCATCATTATAGAATTTCAGTTGGTCCAGGATATCCATTTGTCGCTCAGCACGGATCATGGCTTCCAGCTTGGCACGATCGAGACTCATGAGCCCATTAAGCGTCTGGTTCGCACGAGCTTCGAGCCGAGTAGCCGCGGCCAACATGCGATCCGGATCTCCGGAAGCGAAATCTTCTAAGTCATTCGGGGTGACACTCATGTATCCCGATGCTGCCCTCAAGTAATTTTGCCGCATTCGAGGTGTAAGCTGAGCGATCTCTTCCGCAAAGCCCTCGTAAGCCCTCTGTAGCTGGGGATCCTTAACGGCCTGGGCTTTACCGAAAAGACCGACGGCGATGTTGTCCAGGGTGTTGGCAGTCCCGAAAACGAGTCCGGGCGGAAACTTACCCATGAGGGCGGGGTCGATGGCTTTCTGAGGATCCTGAAAAGCCTCGACAATCCGCCGCATCATCTGGCCGGTCGCTCCCGCCTTGGCGCTCGGAAGCTGACTAATCGTATCCCAGAGAGAAGCCCAACCCTTTTGGGGGTCCACAAGATCAACGACGATAGGCGGGTTCAGAGCCTCGGAGAAGTTCCAACCCATCGCGTTGACGAGTTCTCGTTGCCCCTTTTGAATACCGTCCGCGATTCCGGCCCCAAACTGGAGACGAGTTTCCTGAATCTTTCGTTGAGTCTCGTTCGGACGTTGCTGCTTCAGAAGAGCCACAAGCTCGTTATCCATAGGGGCCGCAGAGCCGGTCCGGAATGCTTCCGGAGACACGGAAGAACGTCCCGGTTGGCTTTGGGGACTGACACCACCGGAGGGTACGGGCGGTGCACTCAAACGATCCATCTGCCCCGGTGCCGTGACCCCAGAAGTTCCTGGAACCCTAGCTTGACCGCCCATCATGCTTTTCACTCGTTCCGTGGCAGCGTTCAGGGTCGGATCACTGCTAATCGCCTCAGCAGTTTTCGTTTTGGAAACGAACTCCTTGATCGCACCCGCGAGGCCGGACATAAACTTGGCTTTCTCTATGGCACCCTGAACTGTAACAGCCGTACCACTGTAACCCTTCGTATTCCGAACCAAGTCCCCGACGATTCCCATCTTGGCGATTCTTTCACGAGTCCGGTTCGTCTGAATGGTGAGTTCTTGCTGGGCCTCCAGTTGTTTCTGGAGCCGCTTGTTTTCCATGACTTCACCGAGTATGAACTGAGCCATGTCATTGGACTGCTTCAGGGCTTGCATCTTCAGTTCATGCTCGCGTTCGGCCGCAGCCTCACGAGCACGAGCACGTTCCTTGGCTATGTCCCGCAACGAGTAAATAAGCGTATCAGCCGCTCGTTGCATGGCACCCATCGAAGTTGGGTTAATGGCTTTCTGGCCTTCCTCGAAGCCGGTTCCACCCGGAAGCAATACCGCATTCGGATCAACTCGTCCATTCACCATCGACTATACCTCACAATAGAATTCCAAGACCAGCAAGGGCCGTATTCGTCCACATATTGGCCTCGGCAGAGCCTGAACTCCCACTGCCACCACCACTGTTACCTTTGAATGTATTCCAAATGTTCAAACCAAGATTTATAAAGTTGAACAAGTGAGCCAGGTCTCGATCTTGGAGTGCCATGAATGTTCCCATGACACTTTGGACCAATGGCGTCATCGGAACCCACTTATCGTATTCGAGGGCCATCCGAAAACCATCGGCCATGATACCAAACCCGGCTTGCTCCAAACTATCGGCAGCAACCCGAACCGATGAATAAACTTGACCAAGCCGATTGGTCTCCTGCACCACCCACTTGTCGATATCACTGACGAGAGCACCGTAATTCTTTCCGGTTTCTTCCATAACCCAGGATTTCGTTTTTCCAACTTCCAAAGCAACTTCCGCTCCCGTGGTTGCAAGTCTTGTGGTATCTTCCATTAGTGTCTTCGTAACATCGGAGATCAGAGTATCATAGGTAGCCGCCATATTTGCACGATCCCGGTTGTATTTCAGCCAAGCTTGATTAGCGATTTGGCCGACCTGTTGAGCTTCCTGCATGTTGAGGTTCGTAAGAGCAATTTGGGCCTGTGGACTATCCAAGGAGATACCGGACGCCTGGAGATTCTGAAGCAATTGCTGACGTTGCTGATTGAAGTTGGCCTTGATCGCATTTCGTTGAACATCGACGGCTCGGGCCGTATCATTCCTGAACTCCGCGAGCGTCTGGGCTTTGAGTTCCTTAATGTCGCTCAGCCCGGACTCCAACCGCTCGGACGCCTCTCCGATTACGGACTTTGTAGTTTCCATGACATCATTCATGGCAGCTTCTGTCGTCGAAAGCGTCTGGTGGTAGATTTGACCGGCCAAATTTTTATCTTCCTCACCCAATTTACGGATGAGCCAACGCGCGTTCTCCGGACTACCACCGAAGATCTTATTTATGTCCGAACGAAGTGTGTCCGCTCGATTTGTTTCAGCATCCGAAATCGACTTGGCGAAAAGTCGCGTCAGAAGAGCCTGCCGGTTCGTATGCTCTATAGATTCGATCAAGTCATTGAAGAGGGCGGTTGCGATCCGTTGTGCCCGGGGGTCTTTCCCGGCAGCTTCATACATCGAATTCGTCAGCCACTCCAGAAGTGGTTTTTTGTCGTCAATACGAGGGTCATAATATACGGGTTCCGACGATGCCAACCGGTCGATCGGCAAGCCACTTTCCCGGAACGCCTCAAGGACGTCCGTGGGACTCTGAGGATTCAGAGTCGCCAGAGACGGGCCACTTCCACTCACGGTCGGCAACGCCCCGGAGATCTGGGCATTCTTGATGTCCTCGATAAGGTCCAGAGTCCATTTTCGATTCGGACGATCTTCCGGATTCGCGTAATCCACCAGATTTGGATTCATTCCTGGAGGGGGAACATTCTGAGGTTTATCAAACTTCAGATTCGGACTGGGACTATATTGAGGCCCTGGTCTATCGAAAATCCGTTCCACTGTAGCCTCTCCAGACGAACTACTGGATGAACTACTGGATGGACTACTGGACGAACCACTAGACGAACCACTAGACGCAGGAGCAGTTCCACCCCCCTGAGATGGGTGGTTCTGGTACACGCGAGCATCGGGGTTGATGACGGGCCATTCATCCCATCCAGGCGTCTGGAGGCCCGTTAATTCATACCACCATCGAGCTCGAGCTTTCGGATTGAAAGCAATGTCAATCAACGTTGTGCGTCGAGGTTGAGGATTAGGCATCGTCGAACCCTCTCAATCAAATCCATTAAGACCCGGATTCTCGACTGAGCTCATAATCGCCGTCCACGGTCACAGCCCGGACCGAGAATTCCACATTGGATTCGTAAGAGACGAGGCTTGGGAACAGAAGTGGTCGTGCCGCATTGACGTACACGAAACAGTCGTCCGGTTCCGTCGTTGCGACAAGCGATTCGGAGACCAGGAAGTCGTCGTCGGGGGATTCTCGGAGACCCAAATGCAGATAGTGCGTTCCGGCGGACAGGTCCCCGATCGCAACTCCTATTGTACGAACATTCTTCCGGTGAAACAACTCCGCAATCGAGTCGGATCCCTGCTGCATGGCCCCCAAGGGCCAGCCGGTCCACTGGAACTTGACGGGGGCTATCGAGTAGGTCGCCCCCACGACGTCCGCCGGAGGAGCCGGGTCCAGGTAGTACCGGTGGGCCGAGGGGTCTGTGCCCGTAATTCGGTAGCGGTTCCCGGTGTAAGTCCCAGACGTAATATAGAGGTAGCAGTCCTCCATGTCGCTCGGAATAACGGCATTCGTATCCTCCAGGAGGGATCCTACAACCCCCGTAATGGTCCCGGAGAACGTCATTCCGGAGCCCGAATGGTATTGCATGATAGCCATCGCGTTGGACGTGTCTTGAATCGTCGTCAGAAGGAGGCCACCAGGCGTCACAAGGAAGATCTGATCCGGAGTTCCGGCTCCCGGATTCGGTCCCACCGTGAGAGCCGAGAACCGCATGTCCTTAAGCCTCGTAACAGAGGATGTGTCCGGCCACAGAACGAAGGCATCCTCTTGAGCCGTATTTAGAACCACGAAGGCCCCCAGGGCCGTATCAAAGCCGACATGAACATTCTCAATACTCGTGGACCACTCCTTCACAAGCCTATGAACGGCCCCCACGACCATCAGATCACCGGAACTCGGATCCAGAATCCGGAGCCCGTTCCGGCTTATGATGCCGATGGATGTCTGGAACACGTCCGCATTATGGCGGGCCTCGATACCGACACCAGACGCCAACTGGGAGATAACGACGCTAGCCCCCGTTCTCGTGAACCGATAAATCCGCCCGGGAGCCAGACCCACGATGTGGTCCCCGGCCTTCACGAATCGACGAATGACGTCCGCAGACCTGGAGATCGGATACATATTCAGAGATGGGAACGTCTCAGGGGCGGCCCTGTACGTATTGGAATACCAGATGTCTCCGGCACCGGACGTTTCGAGCCCCGTATCCACACGAAGCAACGTGAGCCCCTCCGTGTACAGAATCGCATCACCAGTCGGTTCGTCACCGGCATCATCAATAGTACTATCATAGGTCGTCTGAAGTACGAGCCCCTCCTCAACAAGCGTGCTCCGGAGGTACGGAATCAAACGATCATTGAAATAATCGTCTTCGTCCGTCGTGATCTCATCCGGAGCTCCTAGGCAGAATCCGATCAGAGCATAGGGCTCCTGGTCCTGGTCCACGGATTGAACCGGCGGATACTCGTGATAACCTTCTGTCCACAAATGCGAAAGAGTACCATCCCGGAGACCCTTCGAGATCGGAATGCACTGAGAGATTTCCAAATACCAGGAAGTTCCATTGTTGACAGACCTATAGACTTCGATCGTATCGTAGTGGTCCAGTTCGTAGGGCCGGATCGGAATATAACCGACGACGAAACCCCAATCCGCAGAAGGGGCCACCTTGATCGCACGCTGGACCCGAAGCGGACTCACGAGGTTCATACGACGGGAATCCTTGAAACGAACTCCGACATACACAATCGCGTCCGTGAAGCCCGTCAAATCCACCTTGCCGTAAGGTGCCGTAGAGGTCTCAATGATCTGAAGGCCCAGAAGCGGGGCTGGCATACCAACGTGGCCGAACTGAGCCCGATGCCAAAACCCATCCTTCATGTACACGGTGTATCCATAGAGCCGCTCGCAGACGTACCAGAGGTAGCGACCCCCAAACGTGACGTCCATGTGGCCCGCAGATTCATCATCAATTTGGTACGTACCCCAAGTTCCCGTCTCCGTATCGTAGTACCGGAAATAGACGTTGTAGCCAGTTCTGTACACGAAGCCTTCCAGTTGATAGGCAGAATCCTCTTTCTGGATTGCAACATATTTCAGGTAGTCCACGATTCCGGACTTCTGAAACTCGGAACTGAACTGTGTCTCGTCAAAGGGCGAAGAACCCGAGCTCGTGACATTCGGGAGCCTATCCACGACCTGAAAACCCGGAAATCGTGCGAGTTTGCCGGTTTCCCGTCCGTCCACACCGATGAGGTCCGTGGATCGAAACGTCGCTACGAAAGCTGGATCCGTCCGATAATCCGCGATCGGTGCCGGAAACCGATATGTCCAGTTCGCATCCATCGTTCACGAACCCTCTCAAGATGACTCCAGAAGATCTTCCGGCAACTCAAACGCCGGTTTCGGTCGTTCCCAGGGCGGCAGTCGGATATCTCTGTAACCGTACAGAAGAAGAAGCGGATCCGTTACACCAGCCCCCGTTCCAAATCTCTCCAAGAAAAACCCATCTTGAACCGGACCCCAACCATAGCGGGTTCGGACCACCGCCGGTTGCAGCGTTCTTGAAATGTAGCCGGGACCAATAATCATGACATTCCCCTAACCGATACGACGCATCCAGAACTGGCCCCCGAACAAATCAACATCATAATTATCCGTATCAATGATGGGGGTTACGTAGCAACCAGCAGAAATTTGAGCCATACCGACAAGGTTCATGTGTTTCCAGAGGTTTGCCGTCGAGGTCCGATACCACTGACTCGCAACAACACCCATACCGCCTGAAACCCATAATCCCAAGGCACAGTTGACACCAGTCGGGGAACGAACACTCGTCGAAAGCCCGATCAAATACACACCATCCACATGCACATTGATCCGGAGCACAGGTGCCGCGGTTTCGTCAATAACAACTTCGAGATCTACCAAATCCGAGGCAACTTCCGGCGTATCCCAGGGGGGGTCCACAACCCAAGAGAAGCCACCCTGTGAGTTCGTATGAGTTTCATTATCTGCATTGACAAATGCATAACCACCAATCCGAGATTGCACGAGATTCCGACACCATTGAGCAGATACAAACCCCGAATCCAGGTCCGTCAAAAGATCCGTTTTGCTTCGCACCTCATCCATCAGCCAACCCTCCACGTCAAGAGGGCACCATCTCGCAGTCCGACATCCATAGTCACATCAGAATTCGCAAAAAACCCAATCTCGCAGTTGGCCCAACATTTGACACAACCCATTAAGTGAACAGGAATATATTGATCCGTCGTGCTGGGTTTCAAAGCCGCCGATGCAATCGTCATCCATGAGGAACCGTCACTAGTCCACCGCAAATACAAAGAAACCCGATCCGTTGTTGTAAAATACAGAGACGTCACCAAGGACACTATATAAATACCGGATGTTGTGTATTGAAATCGTCGCACTTCGGATGAAGGTGACGTAATCTGAATCGTGTCCGAAATCGAGAGGTCCTGACCTTCTGAACTTGCCCACGGTACCGGATCTGCCTCCGCAAGTGATGTCGTAAGTGACAAAGTTTTATAAGTCGTATGAGGCGACCAGATAGCCGCATAATCCCCGAAGACAGAAACAACAAGGTCACGAAGTGTTTGTTTCGTGATGTTCGAGGAAGGCTGAAATCTGCCCAGAAGATCGACTTTCGAGCGTACAGTATCAGCCATACAGGCACCCTCAATTTATGCCATCCGAACCGCCGACAACCACCAGATATAGTACTGGAGATTGATACCAGAACCGGACTGGGCCGGAGTCCGAATATAGCAACGAAGCGATGAACCCCCCGGAATCCAAAGAAGACCGCCAATGAGTTCCGGCTGATTCCGACGATCCTCAGAAGCCGTCAGGGACGAAATGTGCATCGTAGTCGTCTTTGGAATGCTGGGCTCCCCAAGTGACGTCGGTGGTACGAATCCGATCCCGATCTCATAAAGACCATCCGAGGTAGATTTGTTCCAAAGCCCGATGCAAGCAGCCACATAGTAGAGGCCGTCCTCCATGATGACGAGCCCGTCTTCCTGGACCGGCAACAACTGAGATGCATTCGAGAAGTAACCGGACAACCCTAAGTACTGGTGATAGACGGGGTACCAGATCCAGGGCCGCTGCTCCATATCCATATAAATACCTTCACCGTTCCGGAGACAACCATAAGCCCCCCAAACAGCTTCGATGAAGTCCCGGAATCCCTTGGGTACGATGAATCCATCTCGGTCCACGGGAAAATGAGAAAGGAGCCGATCTCGGGACAACGGTCGGTTACGTCTCGTCAGTTCACGCTCCACGGTCGATCACTCCTCAAGGATCCAGCATTCACACCTCAGGGGTACAAGTAGCTGAGGGTCGTACCCCAGTCCGACTTCGAGAAGTAGTCACCGAAGATGGACTCCTTCCGAATTGTCGCTACCCGAATACTCCGAATCACCTTCTGGTATTCTCGGTTCAAAAGGCCATACCGAGGACTTTCACCACGGACAGCCAAGATCGTGAGAGCAACCCGGAGAGCCAATGCAGTTTCCAAGAGCGTCCAGTAGTCCGGCACCACTTCGTACAAAATCGTTCCAGTAGGTGTCGGACTGAAAGCCGGATCCACAATCGCGGTCCTCGTGGTTCGATCATAGGCCGTCACAATGCGTTCCTGGACATACCCATTGCTATCAGACACAATCCGAACAACGGAACCGATGTACGCGTTTTCACGGGTGTCCAAGGAACCACCTGTCGGAGCGGCCGCAAAAACAATACTGGCACTTGTTGCGGAACTCGCGGTCCCGTAATGCAGGAGGACATCACCATTCGGAACGTAGCCGAGTTCCAACGTGTACGAGTTCCCGTCCCAGGACGGCTCAAATCGGAGGACGCGGCCTTCCAGTCGAAGTCCGGGTCCCTGAAACCGCGTGGGAGCCCGGGGCCCGATTCTAAACTGAACTCGGTTCTCACTATCCCGCTTGACGATCCAGAGCAGTTGTTCGACGTTCGGAGGGAGCAAGAACGTCGTGGACCCGTCCTGGACCGAGATTTCATGCCTTGCGATCAAGCAGTCGTCCCGGGTTCCGTTCCAGTCCGTCAACACTTGCGGAATCGCGGACTGCACGAGGCCCAAGAGATCCGCATCACTGTACTTGGCCTTCACGGAGGGTTCGTCCAAGAGCTTGCGGATCTGGTTCACGATACGGTCGATCGCGTATGTGACTGCCATTAGCTAGCCCTCCCGAGATGAGCCATCCAGCCCGGGTGCTTCCAGAATGGGTGATCCGAGTTGAGCTTTCGGGCAATGTACTTCTTGAGATTCATGCTCTCGCGGGCTTCATCTTCCATTGCACGAAGTTCCGCGAGGTCCCGACCCCGAAGTTCCCGGACGATCTCCTTAGCCCTCGTGGAGTTGCCGCGAGCCCACCGAAGAATCGCCTGGGCTCGTCCTCTATCGAAATCTCGGAGATTCTTGAACGTCATGAGCTCCACGAGAAGACAACGCGGCCGAACCCAAACAGCAAGGACCCAATTCTGGGTCCTCTGATGCCGGTACAGAATGAGATTCTTGATGCCCGTCTGCCTTCTCAGGTAACGGACGATTTCATGTTCCAAGAGCCGATGTTTTTCCGGGTCATACGGCGTTACGGGACTGACAATCATGAGAGAAGATCCCAGATGCGGGGGATCCACTCGAATGTCAGGCCGGATCTAAGATGCCTCAGACGTGAAAATACCGGACCAGGGGGCTCCCGCCTGAGAGCCCCCTGACCCTAAGGGGTTGATCATGGCAAGGGCACAAGCCCCACCAATCTCACGAGACAGTGTACTCCGTCAGACCCGTGAGGACAAGACCGGGCAGAGAGTCCGGTACATACTCCTCGATGATCTCGAACGGAGCCTGGACATACGGCGTCAGATTCGCGGACGAATCCTGAGCCGGGAGCCAAATTCCACTACCACCGAGAGCCGGACCAATGAACTCCACATCCTGCGGGAATCCACCGGCGGAACCAGCCTTCGGCAACGCAGGGGGGACCAACCGCTTGATATTGCCGTCCCGGAGCTTCACGAACCAGACGTTCCCGGACGGGATCAGGCTGCACGGTTTCAGTGTGTATGTAAAACCGTCCAGCAAGATCGGAATACCGCCATCCTCATCGGACTGGAAGCCGCCCTTGTAGTTGACGACGGCACCCTGAACCGGGAAGGTCCGCAGGCTGTCCGCGTTCCCGACGTAATCCGCGATCACACCCGAGGTCGTCAAACCCGTCTCCGGAAGTTGATCGCGGGTGTGGACATCCGCGAACTGCCCCAGGTACTTCCGGAACAGTTCCTCCGTCGGAGTCTGAGACGACAGGCTGTTCACGGACGACTTGAACCACGGGTAGTTGGCCAGGTTGATACCGAAAACGGTACCGCTGTCCGTCAACCACGACCGCAGGTTCGTCGGACCGTAGCCCGTACCGCTGGCAAACCCGTCATGCAGCACCACAATATCCCCAGTGGCCACCTGTTCCGCGAACGTTGTGGACCCATCAGCCGCCTCCATACAGACGGTTTTGTTAATGGGATCCACCCATTTCACGATCAGGGCTACCTGGTTTCGCTTGCTGTAATCAGCGGACGGCTCGTAGATGTCCACGAGCATACCGTTGCGAATACGGGCAATCCGATCCGTGGACCCGATACTACAAGTGACACTGGCATCGTCGGTGCCACCGTCAGTGATGCTGGAGCCGACAGTCACGATGGCCCGCTTGGAATCCGCCGCGAGGAAGTTGTTGAACCGCTGGATCGCCACGTTCCGAGCCGTCTGCCGCATAGTTGCAGCCACGACCGAGATGATCGAGGCATCCATTCGGTCCGCACGGATCACATCCAGCGGCAGGAAAATGTTACCTTTCCACCGCTTCAGCGTAATCGTCCTCTGAGCGAAACCCGGAGCCACCGTCTCCGTGATCCCCGGCCAAGTCGTGGACTGGCCATAGATCACGGCAGTGTCGCCATCGCCACCACCATACGTCAGGGTATCGCCATTGATGGCACTGTCGGCTTCAGCCTTGATAGCACCAGCCAACGACGTAATGAACGTCTGAACCTTCTGCCAGTTACGCCCGACAGCATCCCGCTCCACACCGATGGAGCTCCTCTCGATCTTTCTCATGAGCGGATCGACCTCGAAGAGGCTCTCATCCAGCATGGGCGACAGTTCTTCTCGTAGCGTATCAGAGATGGCATCAGCAATAGTCGCCATTTTTTACCTCCTCAACTTGCTGGTCTGCGAGCGTCAACGAGCCGATCAGATAGACCGATCAGCCGTAGAGCCACAGACACCTAACAACCAATCATCAACCAACCACAACCAAACAACAGATCAGGGCCGACTCTTGGTTTTTCGGCGTCTGCGGTACGGCTTGGGGACTCAGGAGTTCCCGGCCATCGTCGCCAATTTGTGAATGAGTCGTCGGCCAATAGACTCCTCGAACTTCGGGCTATTGATGGGTTCCCGTTTCGGAGCCTCATCGGTTTGGGATACCAGGTGGCTGATCCCGGGACCCATCCCAAGGTTCGGGATTGGGGTCTCCGAAGATCCGGTCCCGAATTCTTCCGCCAGCGACCGTAGCTGTCGGACCACGGAAGCCAGCAATTCGGGACCATACTGTTCGCCACGAAGGATCCGACCGGCGATCAGTTCTTGGGCAAACTCCCGCAGCTTCTCAGCACGGGGTCCACCCTTCTTCACTATTTTACCAAGCTTCTCATCAGCTTCAACTGCCGTCCAGAGTTCCCGATAGACCCGGTTCCGGTCCTCTTCCTTCTGGGACTCGTAGAGGCGGGCTAACATCCGAGCCCCTTCCTCGGTCCCAAGAATCTTCGCCAATTTCTGGACCTCCGGCGGCAGCTTCTCCAGGGGAATTTCGTCCAGGGTCATCTGGGCCTTCCGAAGGTCCGCATTGGTATCTTTCTGTTCCATTCGCTCTGCCGTCATATTTGCGTTCCTCAACAACTTTTCGGCCTCCATCTCAGAGATACCGGCAAATTTCAGTATTTCTTGAGTAGATTCAATGTCACCCTCCAGGATCGCTTTCTTCAAGAGATCCTGGAGCATCACGAGCCCCTCCTCGATCTGAGCCTTTTCCTGTTCCCATTCCTTGCGGAGTTTCGCGGCTTCCTCGAACTTCGAATAAGCCCCTTCCGCAAGAAGGGCCTTCTGAAAAAGTTCTTCTTCCGTCAAGACCCGTTCCTGGCCCATAACAGTCAAGGCATATCGACCATCCGGCAGCTTTCGGACCGGAATCCGACCTTTTCGATCCCCGGATTCTCCAGATTCTCTGGATTCTCTGGATTCACCCGGGTCCGACAACTGAGGCTCCGACTGCGAACTCGAAACCGGATCCGAATCCTGATTCACCAGCGGTACATCAGTGTCAGGTGCCATAAACGGTTACCTCCTTTAACGAGTAGGCATCATCTGGGGTATCATCTGCGAACCAGGTCCAGCCGACCCCCCTTGCTGAGCGACGGCTGCCATCTCCGCAGACTCAATGGGTCCCGGAAACTGCTCCGGGATTCCTTTACCCAAGAACCCCATGTACGTTTTCTTCAGGTTCTCGAAGGCTTCACGGACCTCAATAGACGCGAACTGGAACTCCACTTTGGCCATGAAAGCCTGGATCACCATGAGATGCACTTCCGCGTTATCAGCTTCCGCAGACGAAACAACTTGCCCCGGCTTCTGACCGTCCCCGAAGAGCGTCAGAACCTGGAGCGTCGCCTTCCGGAAAGACTCCATTTCGGCCCAATTCCCAACGGGGATATCGAGTCCTTCCTTCCAGACGATGAACCGATACTGGATCGGCGTAATAAGACCCATCTGGAGCGATTGGTTCAGCTTCTGCTCCCGGAGCATCGGAGGAACCGGAAGCTTATCCCGAATATCCACGGATACCTCGAAAGGTGCCGGGTAATTCCGAGGATCCAATGTCACGGTCCCAGTATCCGGATCCACAATGAGTCCCAGAATCGAATCGTCCAAACCGCTAATCGGCAGCGCAGGCGTCCCCTCCAGAAGCTCGGGAGCCGCAGCCAAGAGCTCCTTATAGACCTGTGCGAAGCCGTCCGCGATCGCAAGAGCCGGTACCGTCAAAGGTACCGAACTCGTCTCATGCAGGAAGGAAAGCCCCGCAGCCGAATCGACGCGGCCCGGAGCTCCACCCCGGAGAAGCTCCGATTGGACCGCAAGCCGATCCAACATCTGGGAAGCCATCGCAGCCACCTTCCCCGGGAAATCCCCAAGGTTCACGGGCTGAATCTGCTGAACCACCGATCGCTCCGTTCCGACCTCCGGTTCATAGAAGCAGACCTTATTCCGACGTCTCGAATCAAGGAGTTCCCGCTTCGAGAGCCCCCACGTAGACGGAATCAGAGTCGTCCCGTAGGCGTCCAGGTCCTTGACGACCTGGAACAACCGGGCCGCCATCGCCTCCTGCTCCGCATTGATCGGCTGAAGAATCTCCACGAAGGACCGCCCATAGAACCCACCCAAGGGATAGTATCGCGGAATCCCGATCGGACAGTACACAGATAGGTCCTCATAGACATCATCCCTTGCAATATGGGATCCAATCTTGACGGTCCACCGCTGGAGCCGATCCCGATCCTCATGAAGCCCGAAATACTCCTCAAGAAGAACATATTCCGTCTCCAGCTTCGAGCGTTTCGAACTTTTCCCGGATCCACCCCCGAAGCTCTCCAGACCCGTAGATGCCATTTCCTCGGAAATTGGATTCAAGGTCGGAGGCTGCCCGTAAGGTGCCCGCACGGGCTCCAACTTCGAGATATCTTTCGGCAACGAAAGACCCGCTCGTCGCTTAAGCCAATCCAACGTGACCCACCGCTTTCGGAAAAACCCATCGACAGATTCCGGCGTCAGTGGATTCGCGGGGATTGGATACAGTTGCCAGATCGGAATCACCTCGATCGTGATCCGCGGCAAACCCGGAGGTCCTGCGGGAGCCGGTCCCTGGAACGCCATCCCGGACTCCAGAGCTTCCGGAGCCGCTCCCACAGACGAGGGCCGAACCCAAAGTCCCAACCCACAGGCCCCATAGAGGACCAGATGATACGCCGTCATGAGCTTAAGCTTGTCGAAATTGACGTGGGCCGTCAGATACTCCAGGATCACTTTGGCCGCGGACGCCTTTCGGACCGCATCGAGCCCGAACCCCTTGTACTTCGTGGAAGGCCGTACATCCATCCGCAGCAACCGACCAATCTCGGCCTGCACCTTCGGCACCAGGTCCTCCACACGAAGCCGCGGTTCACCTCCCTCATTCGCCTGAAGATACGAAGCCACAACGGTCCCGTCCGTATAGTTGACGCGAAAGTGCCGAGCCCCCTGCATCCAGTGATGATTAAGTGCCCACTGAACATGCAGAGGCCGTACAGCATCCTCTGAAAGCTGCCGCAGTTGCGTCAGGATCTCAATCTTCGCATCATTTGAGGATGGCAACTCCAACATCTCAAACCCCCTCGTTACACTCACGAGTGCCTTAAATCAGTAGCCTCGCCCGCTTCGCGGGCTCGGTGGAGGCCGGAACGAAGGGGAAAACCTCTTGAGTGCCCTAATGGGTTGCTTCTTGGTTCCCCACCTAAGCTTCTTCTTGGGTCGGCGTCGGGGGATCTTAGAAGGCCGTCGTCTGTCGAAAGGCCGGAGGTTCAGGGGCTGCGGTCGTTCTAGTTTCCGGCTCCTCAGGCTCTTGACCCGGGACGAGGCTCTTGAGCGTGAGCCCCTGGTCCTCTTGCTGGAGGGCCTTGATACCGGCAACACGGGCCGTTTCCGAGCCGTGCCGAGCCAACGACGCGATCTGCTCGGCTCTTTTGAGACGGATAAGAGCTTCGGTTTCTTCTCGGACCCAACGTCTCGTGATCCACATAACAATGAAACAGAGAGCTGCGACCAGAAGACTCTGGATCCCGAAAAGGATCGTCAGTATCGAATCTGTATAGGTCCCGTCGGCCATCTGAAAGGATCCTCCGCGGGGGTGGTGTCGGCTTCTTCGAGTTGGTTGGCACGGATTCGGGCCAGAACGTCCGGGGGGAGAGGTGTGCGGGAGAGATCGAGGCCGTGTGCCCATACGAGACCGGAATCTTCGTCCACGAAGTTGCCCTCGGAGAGGAAGTCCGTGATCCTTTTGTATTGGGTGACGCGACGGACGGTCCCTCTCCGGTGAGGAACGTATTGTGTCATCGCCAGTGTATCGAGGGCGTCATCGTACCGCAAGAGACTGAGGTCCAGCGTGAAGTTCTCGATCTGGTGCCAGAGTTGGGCGATTGCGAACTCCTGGCGTCTGTGGATCGGGAGCCGGATCTGGTGTCTCAGAAAGCGAGGTTCGAGGGCTGCGATCCGTTCCGCTTTCGTGATAGAGGTCGGGGGAGCACCCGGGTTGAGGCGTCGTCTTGCGTACTTGATCGGGAGCACGCGAGGGGCGTACCCAGCTTGGACAGCCATCTCCTTAACGAAGGCAGCCGTCTCACGAGCCACATCCTCCTGGATGGAGACGGCCTCGGTTCCGATGACGCGGACCTGCCACTTGAAGGCCATCTTGAAGATTTCCCGGAGGAAGGTACCACCCGCGACTCGCTCCAGGAACAGGTCCAGGACCCAGAGGGTGTCCTCATCATCGTAGCCGACGACAAGGATGGCCGCGTAGTCGCTCGTAGGGCTCGGCTTCCGGATGTAGTCCACCGTCATGATGCGGTAGAGACGTCTCGTGAACTCGCCGAAGGGAACCCGCTCTGTGACGTTCGTGTACTGCTCGCCGTGACGGACCCGCTTCGTGTATGTGAGCGTGTCGCCGGATTCGAGCGGATTCGGGAGCTTGTGGGGTGAGCCGTCCACGGAATAGACGCCGTACTCCGGGTGAACCCGGAACAGCTTGGCGGCTGTCGTGCCCGGGTTGTTCATGAACTCGGATTGGAACGCGACGGTCCCGTAGAGCTCCTTCATGGACTCAATGGTTTCGTGGGACCAACGTTCGGGCCACAGGAGCTTCCCGTCGTCCGTGATGACGGAAAGGACGCGACGATTGAAGAACTGGAAGCGTGGATCGGAGCCCTTCGTGACGGTGTACAGGTAGGACTTGCGGCTGATGAGGGTCCCGATCCAGAAGATGGCCGACCCCTCTGTCAGCATCGGGAGAA